TCACTCCAGGTTCACCAGCACCGGACCCGGCGCATACACCTTGCGCTCCCAGCGGTCCTTGCAGTATCCGGCGCATGACTTCAGTTGCACTGGCAACCACTGCAGGTTTGAAACCGCGTCGCAGCCACCGACCCCGAGCGGGATGGTGTGGTCAATGGCCCAGCCCACGCACGCGCCCGTGCTCTTGCCCGTGGCCGGACACGGGTGGATGCGCCTGAAGGCTGCCAGGACGGCGCTGCTGCGGTGGATCGAGCCATCGGCATCCCGCCGGGGCTCGCCGCAGATCCGGGTCTCCTGCAGCGGGTCCACCGGCGGCGCCAGCGGCTGCAGGTACTGCCCAAAGGCCGGCGCGCACGCCAGCAGCAAGAGCGCAACCGCACGCATGATCAGCACTCCTTGAACACGCCGCCGGTGAGCCAGCCGTGCCAGCAGCCGACATGGTTGATGCTGGGCGTGAGGGTCGGCGCACGCATGTCGCCATCCCACTGCCAGGACTGCGGGCTGCCCTCGACCACCGGGCGCAGCGCGATGGCCGTGAGGCTCTTGCACTTTCCCGGGCACACGAACCAGAAGCGCAGCTGGCCGGACGGCTCCCGCGCGACATCGAACTGGCCGCGCTCGATGAGCCGCAGCGCCTCGTCGTCGTCGCCGAACAGGAGCCCGGACAGCCCCGGCGTGTGCCGGGCCGCGACTTCCGCGCTCAAAGCGTCAACCCCGACTTGGCGCCCATCCAGGTGCGCAGTGCCGCGCGCTGATCCGCATCCATGGCCGGGCGCGCGAGAACGCCATAGAAGCGGCCGGTCACGGCGAACGTACTGAAGTACATGCCCCAGCCGAAGGCGGACCACGCCTGGATCGTCAGGTTGCGCGCCTCAAAGACGTGCGCGGCACCCACCGACAGCGCCGAATCCAGATCGCCGCGCGTGGCGGCAACGGAAACGCCATCCACAAGGTAGACAGGGTCGCCAGAGCCGTCGCTGGGCACGCCGGAACTGCCGGACTGCGCCACGCCGAAATACTGGCTGCCGCCCACATCGCCGTAGGCCAGCACGATCTGGTCGGCATCGTCGCGCCGCACAGCCATGAAGCACTCCCAGCCGGTGCCCAGCGCCATCGCGCCCGTCATGCCGCCATTGGTGCTGCCGTCAGTCTGGATGTAGTAGCGCCCGCCAGCGTCCTGCGCCAGCACGCCGATGGCGTCCGACCCGGACTGCGGCAACAGGTGGTTGGCGTTGCCGCTCTTGTCGGCAATGCGGCGCACCGTCTGCCCCACCGTCGTCACCGGCGTGGTGCCGGCGCTGTCCTGCGACAGCGTGCTCAGGTCCGAAGGGTCGTGCCACAGCCCCGCCCCGCTGGCCGCGAACAGGGGTGCCGGGGTCCAGGGCGGCGGGCCCGACGCGCCTCGCGGCTGCCGACCCGCCAGCGAAAGCGAGAGCCCGAGCTTCATGTCAGTACAGCCCGACGATGCCGGTGGCCGTGGTGCCGGTGTTCAGCACGCGGTCGGGGCGCACCGACAGCTGCGTGCCCGCCGGCACGGCCACCAGGACGGCCGAGTCGCCCTCGGCGTTGCTGATGGCCACGTTGCCGGCGCCGCCGACATACAGCGCGCGCGGCTTGATCGCCAGATCGGCGCCATCGTTCGGCGTGATCGCGAACCAGCGGGTGGCCGGGCTTTCCAGGCCGGCGCCGTTGTAGGCGAACTTGTCGAGTGCAGACATTTAGGTGTTCCTTTTCATTTCACAACACACGGTTGTGCCGGATACGAATACTCTCCCGGGATGGCAAAGAAAATCACCCCGGAATATCGTTTCCTGCGCACCAGATGGAATGGGATGCACGAGAGGTGCAACCCGAAGCGCGAGAGGACAGCGAAAAACTACCCCGAGCGGGGCATCACGGTCTGCCCTGAGTGGTCGGACTTCGATGCCTTCATGGCTTACGTGATGAAAGAGGTTGGGCTGCCAGATTTGCAGTCCGGCGTCCGGTGGAACCTGGACCGCAAGGACAATTCACGCGGCTATGAGCCCGGGAATATCCGGTGGGTCACCTACCAGGAGAACTTGCGGAACAGGCGCAACAACCGAGTGGTTGAGTTCCGGGGCGAGAAGATGCTGATGGTCGAGCTTGCGGAGCGAACTGGTCTTGCCTATGGCCTGCTGCACGATCGCATCTTGAGACACGGGTGGGACGTGGAGAAGGCGGCCACCACGCCAATCCTTCCCAAAAGCGCATGCACGGTCGAGAAGTCGTGGCGCCATGAGATTCAGGTAACACACAACGGCAAAACTCAATCACTTCGCGCGTGGGCAAAAGAGCTTGGGTTCGATCGTGCGTCTGTTGCCGTCAGACTGAAGCGCGGCTGGAGCTTTGAAGCGGCCATTGCCGAGCCGCCGGACAAGGGTCGGGCACCCAGGGAGAAGGCCGAGCGGTTTGAGTACGAGGGCGAGATGCTGACACTATCCGAGCTTGAGGCAAGGACAGGCATCAAACGGGCAACGTTACGCTACCGACTGCAGATACTGCGACTCCCCCTTGACGAAGGCACACTATCAAGCCGGCGGCTGCGGCAATCGAAGGACTAGACCTTGCCGCGAATGCGCTCTGCCGTCCGGTAGGCCCCAAGCCCCAGCATGCCAAACAACAACGTCATCAGCGTGTCCATTTCCAGGCTTGGCGGCATATCCCACTTCCAGAGATTCATCGCCAGCCAGCCCAGGATTGGGCGAGCCAGCACTTGGTAAGCGAAACCAGCGGCGCATGCCCATCCGACCGCTGGCCTCCACCCGCCACGAAAAAGATCCGTTGCGGCCTCCACCTTGTTCACATCGAGCTGCCCCAGCGCCATGCGAACCTCGGCATCGAGTGCCGCCGTGTCGCCCTTCTGCGCCAGCTCCAGCAACTTGAACTTGGCCTCCACGACTGCGGTTTGATCGGGCAGGATCTTGTCCAGGACCGTGCCCACCAGGGAGATAAGTGCGAGGCTCATAGGTCAGTCCCAGCTTGTCGGCCAGTCGGGGATCGGCACGGTCTGTCCGGCGAGGTCGTGCGTGCTGTCCTCCAGGAAGCGGATCTGGCCGTCTGTCACGAAGGAGTGGCAGCGCTGGCACACAAAGGCCGAAGGATCGTCCGGGTGGTCGCGGTTCCAGGTGCACCAGCACTTCTCGCGCGGCTCGTTGTAGGCGTAGTGCCCTTGCCGCACGAGGATGCTGGGCGTGAACGTGGGGCGCTCGGCGTCGCCGTTCCACCCCCAGATGCCGCCCTCGCCCACGCTCAGCTCATGCGTGGACCTGCAGCCAGGGCAGAGAAAAGAAAGCCGGCCATCGGGCCGGCGTCGCAGGATCTTGGACAGCGCCTCCATGGGCTACTCCCAGCGCGACCTGGGCCAGTCCGGGATCGGCACGGTTTGGCCAGCAAGGTCGTGGCTGCAATCGCCAAGGAACTCCATCTGCCCGTTGCGCACGAACGAATGGCAGGTGTAGTGCCGGTCATACGGCAGCTCGGCTTCCGTCATCCAGCGGCCATGCTTGGCCTTGAAGTCGGCGTTCTTCTTCTCGGCCTCGTGGCTCAGCGAGGACCAGCGCACCAGCACGCTGGGCGAGAAGCTGGGCATCTCGGCGTCACCGTTCCACTCCCAGGCCTGATGGCCCTCGGTGATCACTTGGTGCGCCATGGAGCAGCCAGGGCACCACCAGCTGAGCCGGCCGCCCACGCCGTTGCGCAGAATCTTGGAAAGCATTCCCATGTCTCAGAACTCCCGCGCAATCAAGCGCTTGTTCGTGATCAGGCGACGAATCCAGCCCTTGCCGAACGCCGGCCATGCGCTGTCGCCCGCCATCAGCTCCTCGCGCTCGGCGTCGAGCAGGACGAACAGCGCAAGCGGGTGCTTGGCTGCCATGGCCGCCCTGGTGATCGGGCCGATGACGCCATCAGCAACCACGCCAGCGGCGCGCTGCAGCGCCTTGGCTGCGGCGTCGGGGCCGCTGTTCACGGCGAAGTCGAACAGGGGGAATCGCAACAGCTCGGGCACCTGCTCGCAGCCGGCCGCGCGCCAGAAGTCGTCGAGGTAAATCTCCTTGGCCCGCTGCAGCGTCATGCCCGGGATGTCCTCGTGCGGGTAGCTCCTGGCACTGATGCCGTAGTTGGTGCCCACGAGGCGGCCATCGGGCGTGTAGTTGCCGCGATCCTTGGGGTTGCACTGGAATCCCTTCTCGTGGCCGATCACGAGATCGAAGCAGGCATCGAAGTCCACGCTCAGGCCCCAGCCAGCCGGTTGGCCGCGCCCAGCACGTCCTGCGAGAACAGCGACATCCACGCGTGCAGCGTGTCGAACTCGGCCGGGACCATGTCGCGCCAGCCATGGGCCGACTCGCGGATCTGCTTGGTGCCCATGGTGGGGGCGTAGTCGATCTCGGCGACATCCTCGCCGACCACGGGCGGGCGGAACGGAAGCACCACCTCGATGCCGCTGTGACGCAGGAACGTGACCTTCCCGTCCCAGCGAAGCCGGGTCGGAATGACAGGAATGCTGTGCATGGCTACATCTCCTTCTTGCTCACCAGGAACGGGATCTCGTAGCCGAGGCGAATCGGCCACAACCTGTGGATCGGGTTGCACGCGTAACTCAACGAGTTGCCGTACAGCGCCGGGCCTGTCGCCGCGTCGTCGGGCATCTGCACCAGGATGCGGTTGGACTCCTTGTTGGAGGCATCCAGTGCCGAGATGGCGTGCGCGTCGAGCGCCACCTGCGGCAGGTAGAAGCGGAAGCCGCGCCCATCGACGATGTAGCGGGTGATGGTCAGGTCGCACTGCCGCGTGGCGTCGCGCGCCACGGACAGCGTGATGCGCAGCGGCCCGCCCGGGACTACCGGCCGCTCCACGGCATAGCCGACGAGCTGGAACGGCGGGGCGCGGTCGAAGGCCCACACGATGATCTGCCCGAGGCACACCACCAGCATGGCGGTGGCAAACCAGCGCAGGCGATAGAGCACATCCGTAGTTCGTCCCATCGTCAACCCTTTCCAAGCGAACGGACGATCTTGGCCAGGGTGTCCCAGCCGATCGTGACGCCGCCCACGACGGCGGCAATCCACACGGCCCAGGTGCGCGCCGTGGACCACAGCCACGTCACGCGCCTGTCCCGCTCCAGCAGCTCGCGCACGGCGGCGATTTCGTCGGCCGAGAGTTCCGGCTTCGGGGTATTTCGACTCGGCATGGCGCCTCCAGCTGCTCAAGCCCCGCATCGAGCCGGGCGGGTGTCGCTACGCTTCTTCCTCGACCTCCTGGCCCGGAGGCTTGGGCCAGCGGAAGTTGTCCGGGAAGCCGGGCAGTTGCGTGATGTCGCGCAGCGCCTGCCGGTATTCCAGCCACGCCGCATAACGCTGCGCGCCCAGGCGCTGCGGCGCGGAGGCGTTGTCGTAGTGGTCCGTCGAGGCCAGCAGCGCGTTGCGCGAGGCACGGGCGCGCGCGATGCGCTGCTCGATCGGCCACGGAATCAGCTCGACGCCGCCGCCCTCCTTCGGCTGGAAGTTCGCGCCGAGCTTGGCGTTCTCGACATCCTCGGCAAGGCATTCGCGCCAGTCTTCGTCGGCATCCGCAGTCGGGTGCGGCTCCGCAGCGAAGGCGTACCCAATGACCGCGCCGTTGCGAAAACGCAGGAAGTGCTTTCGTTCGTCCATGGAAGTTCCTTCTGGGCCTCTTGTTTCTGCTTCTTGTTGCGACATCAACTACCGCCGCCGCCGCTGAAGTCAGGGACGGAGTAGGTGTAGAGAAGGCGCACGCGACCACCCAAGTCCTGAAGCGATGCACCAGTGACGATGTTGGCGTTGACGGAAAACCCGCTATGGCTGCCGCCAACGGTGCCGACCACGTCGCACACGTTGAAGAAGTTGTCGATCACCCACTGCGCCGGCATGAAGCCCATGTCGTTGGTGAACTGGCTCAACGCGGTGGGCCGTCCGCCGACGCTGGACCAGGAGACGGACTGCGCGAAGTTGGCGACGGTGGCGGTGTTGGCGGTGTTGACGCTGAAGTTCGGCGGGCTCCACACGTACCAGTTCACGCCGTCGTTGGAGCCGAGCACCCAGGCAGGCTGACCGCCCTGGCCGTTGTAGAAGACGTTGAAGTCGCCGCCGTCCGCCCGGCGCGGGAACGAGCGCCCGGCGGCGGTGATGTAGCCGACGTTGTTGGCGAATTCGGAAAGCGTGGTGGGCCGATTGACGACGTTGGACCACGCAACACCGCCGGCCATGCCGACGACGTTGATGTTCCAGGTGCCAGCCGCCCCGACGCCATCCAGCCGCGCCGGCTGGTAGCCCAGCGCGTTCACCACCTGCGCCCCACTCACGGCAGTGACCGTGTTGGCGTTGCCGGCGATGTTGATGTTCCAGGTGCCGCTGGCGCCGGTGCCGTTGGGCTTCACGGGCTCATAGCCCAGCGCGGTCGTGACGTGGGTGGAGGTCAGACCGGTGAGCGAGGGCAGCACGCTGATGGCCCAGGCCGAGAACGTGCCCGAACCCGTGATGCTGGTGATGTAGATGATCAGCGTCGTGCCGCTGTAGGACGTGACCATGCCCGACATGTAGGTGCTGGGTCCGGCCCATAACTGGAGCTGCATCCCGGCATTCCAGTTCTTGCCGGCATCCACGGTCAGGGTCTTTTCGCCGAAGGACAGCGACAGGCTGCTCACGCTGAAGCCCGTGTAGGTGGGGCTGTTCACGCTGGCCGCCGCGTTGGCCGACGCCTGCTGCGCCTGCGTCATCGCGGCATACGTGCTGGCCTCCAGCTGCATCATCTGGCTGGAGACCGTGTTGATCTCGACACCCAGGTTCGGCATGGCGCCGAGGAAGGCGTTGGCTTCGCTGACGAAGGTGGCCGGACGATCGCGGCTGGGCGCGGTAGGCAGCGGGGTGATCGGCATGATGGTCGTGAGCCCGGGAGGGATGATCGGGGGAGGGATCGGCGGCGGCGGCGGGGGCGGCGGCGGCGGCGGGGGAGGAGGTGGCGGGGGAGGAGGCGGCGGCGGCGCGCCCGGCGGGGGCGGCGGCGGCGGTGGAGGAGGAGGTGGCGGCGGGGGCGGCAGCAACAGGTCGCCGCCTACCTCCTGTGCGCCAACGTCGTTGATTCCGCTCATGTGCTGTCCATGTCGGTTCGCCCGCAGGCGGAAACGGAAAAGCCGCCCGAAGGCGGCTTGCTATTGGTTGCGAGATCGACTAGATCAGGCCTTCAAGGTCCAGCGTGAGGAACGAGTAGTCCACGTACTCCACGCTCACCTCGGCGCGCTTGGCCAGCCCGTACACGCGCAGCCAGTCCAGCCGCCCGTCGCCGATGTAGAGCACCGGGCGCGCGCGGACCTTGGCCAGTTCGTCCAGCAGCTCGTCCACCGAGGAGGTGGGCACCTTGACCTGCAGCGACGCGAGCTTCTTGAACGGGCGCTCCACCAGGGTGGTGACGCCGAAGTCGTTCGTGGCCTTGCGGCTGAAGTCCTGGAACGACAGGCTGGGCCGCGCCAGGGTCTCGCCCAGCGGGTACATGGTGCCCATGAGCAGCACGCCGCACTGCACGTTGCTCTCGTGCGTGAGGGTGACCGTGAGCACGCCGTTCTCGTACATCGGGATGTCTTCCACCACCGCCGACTTCTTGCGCCCCACCGGGGCGAAGAAGTACATGTACCAGTCCGTGATGTCCTTGCCACCGGCCTCGAAAGTGACGTGCCGGCTGTAGACCAGGGTGCTGCCGGACACCAGCGAGATGCTGGCGTTGGCGGCCTGGGTCTCCAGGAAGGCCAGGGCGTCGATGTACCCCGGCTGGAACACCATGGTGAGTGTCTGACCGGTGGAGGTGACGGTGCCCACGGCGTTGTCGAACGCCGCCCAGCGGTTGGTCGGGGCGGTGTCGGTCCACTTGTCCGCCGAGGCCGGCGCGCCGGGCGTGTTGCCCAGGTTGCCGTCCGCAGCGGACTTGTAGAGCCGGTGCCCGTACATCACCACGGCCCCGGCGGCGTAGGTCGTCGCCGGGTTGTAGGCGGCTGCGTCCGCTTCCACCACCGTGCTGCTCTGCAGCACGGCATCGGTCACGGCGATGGGGCGCAGGAGCTTCATGCGTAGTCCTTGATGGTGATGGCATCGCCATCCGGGCTGACGGTTTCCAGCACGCGCGCGGCACGGCCGGTGTTGTCGGCGATACGGGCATGGCCCACGCGCTGGTCCTCGCGCAGCTGGCGCAGCTCCGCGACGATCGCGCGCAGCTCCTCGACCGTGACGCCGCCGGAAAGCAGCCGCGCCGTGGTCTCGGCGTCGAAGATGTGGCTCTGCCCGGTGACCTCCAGCTCGGGCCCCTGCTCGCCCACGATGCGCGCGCCGCCGGGGTGGTCGCCGCCGGCAGCGAACTGCGGCACCTCCACACCCAGGCCCTGCAGCAGCCTCATCGTCTGCTCCAGGCTCGCAGCGGTGGCCGCCTGGATGGTGGCCAGCTCCTGCGCGGTGCCGGCGCTGTCGTTGGCCGCGTCCAGCAGGGCGCGGGACAGATCAGGCAGCAGCTTGGCCGCCTCCTGATCGCCCGCGCGCGCCTGCGCGGTCGTGGTCGCGAACTGCGCCTGCAGCTGCACGTAGCTGCGCGCGTCCTCGGCATCGTTGAGGCTGCGGATGCGCCGGATCTCGCTGGCGATGGTGTCGCCCACGGCCTTCCAGGCATCGCGCAGCTTCTGCAGCTCCTCGGCCTGCTTCGCCGCGTCCTCCAGCAGCCAGATTTGCGTCTGCAAGGCGCGGTTGGCGGGGTCCAGGGCCGCCAGCTCGCGCGCGCGCAGCGCCGCCGTGTCGCCCTGGGCCTCCAGCAGCTGCTGCTCCAGCCCGGCGCGCTCCTGGGCGACCTTCTGCGCGTCGGTGAGCTGGTAGATCAGCGTCTGCAACGCGCGGTTGACCGGGTCCAGCGCCGCCAGCTCGCGCTGGCGCAGCTCGGCGGTGTTGCCCGTGAGCTGCAGGTACTGCTGTTCCAGGCCGGCGCGCTGCTGCGCCACCTTGGCCGTGTCCTCCATCAACCAGACCTGCTGCTGCAGGGCGCGGTTGGCGGGGTCCAGGGCCGCCAGCTCGCGCTCGCGCAGGGCCGCCGTGTTGCCCTGCGCCTGCAACAGCTGCTGCTCCAGCCCGGCGCGCTCCTGGGCGACCTTCTGCTCGTCCTGCAGCCTCCAGATGCGCTGCTGCAGATCCCGGTTGCCCGGCTGCAGCGCCGCCAGCTCGCGCTCGCGCAGCGCCACGGTGTTGCCCTGAAGCTGCAGCAGCTGCTGCTCCAGGCCCAGCCGCTCCTGGTTGAACGCGTTGGTCTGGGCGTCGGCCGCGTCCTGGATCTGCCTCCAGGCCGGCGCCAGCTGAACCAGCGCCGAGTACAGGTTGCGGCCCGACTGCGTGTAGAGGTTCTGCTGCTCGACCAGATCCTTGTACTGCTGCGCGGTGGCCGGGACACCCAGCCCCATCGCGGCAAACGCGTCCTTCAGGTTGCGCCGGCCCACCTCCAGCTTCTGGGCGTCCGAGTAGATCGAGTCGTAGTAGCCCTGGACGGCGGTGCCGAACTTGTCCAGGCCGCCGAAGGCGTCGGCGATCAACTGTGCCACGTTGGCGCTGCCGATACTGGCGTCCAGCAGCGTCACCCCCAGCGCGCGGAACGCGTCGTTGACCGTGGTCAGCGTCGTGGCCAGCCGCGCCAGGGTCTGACCAGCGGTCTCGCCCAGCAGCGCATACGGGCTGTTGGGCCCGATCAGCTTCTCGGCCAGCGCCTCGTTGGCCTTGTCCAGCTCGGCCGTCAACAGCTCCGTGAGGCGCTTTTGCGCATCCTCGGGCTTCATGCCGCGCAGCTCCCAGGTGCTGATCCTGATCTGCGTGGTCACGCTCTTGAGCGCATCCACCGGCAGGCCCAGCGCGTCGCCATACGCCTTGGTCTGCGCGTGCAGCGACTTGATCGCCACGTCCAGGCCGTTGTCGATGTTGGCTTCCAGCGGCGAGCGGTCGGTCTTGTCGGACCTGAACCAGCCCCCCTTGAAGAACTGGAAGCTGTTGCCGCTGAAACCTTCCGAGCTGAACGTGCCCTCCAGGCCCACGTCCGCGAGCTTGCGCCCGAAGACGCGGTTCACGATGCCGCCGATGATGCCGCCCACCAGCGCGCCAATGGCCGTGCCGATGACCGGGAAGATCGAGCCGATGACCGCGCCGGCCGCCGTGCCGGTGTTCACGGCAGAGTTGCCGCTGGCGCCGCCCCACGCGGAGTACCCCCCGCTGATCATCTGGCCCAGCGCGCGGCCCGCATACGCCGCCATGAAGGTGGAGGCGGCGGAAGCGAACTGCGCCCCCACGCCCTCGGCGCCGCCGGCACTGGTGATGCCGACGTTCATGCCGTTGCCGAACTGCTGGATGACCGTGGAGCCGAGCTTGGTGCCGAACTCGTTGACCCAGATACCGATGTCGCCCATGAGCGACGTGGAGCCCGTGCCGAACACGTAGCGCACGCCGCCCATCGCCGAGCGGATCATGTTGGCCGCCGTGGACAGGCTGCTCACGGTGTTGAACGACACGCCGCTGCTCTGGCCCACCTGACCCGTGCCATCCGCGCTGACGTTGCTCGCCGAGGGCGCGAACGCCCCCGCGATCGACCCCATGACCGGCTGCACGATCGCCTGCACGATCGGCTTGAGGACCATGGTGCGGAACAGGTCGCGGATGTACTCGGAAGCGGACTTGCCGCCTTCCATCAGGCTGTTGGCCAGGGCCTGACCGATCTGGTCGGAGGTCTTGGCCCACTCGTCCAGGTACACCTTCTGCGAGGCTGCGACCATGGACTGATCGGCGGCGGCGCGCAGCCGGGCACGCTCGGCCTCGCGCTGCTCCTCGCTGTCGAAGGCAAGGCTCTTGTCGATCTCGCGCAGCCGCTTCTTGAGGTCGATCTGGATCTTGTACTGCTCGATCGCGATCTTGCGCGCGGTCTCGGACTGGCCCATGTAGGCCAGCTCGACCTGCGCCGCGCCGTTGGCCTCCTCGAGGCTGCGCACGTACTCGTCGATGGACAGGCGCAGCCGCGTGCGCTCGGCGAAGTCCTTCGCCTCCTGCTCGCCGATCTCCTTCTGCGTCTCAAGCTGCTGCTTGTAAAGCTCGACGTTGCGCTTGATCTCGGCTTCGGTTTCCTTCTTGATGCCGGGCTGCTGCTTGAGCAGCGTGGCCTGACGCTCGACCAGCTGGTCCAGGCTGATCTTGCCGGCCTTGTAGATCGTGGTCAGCCGGTCCCAATCCTCGGTGAAGGTGGTGGTCAGCCCGGCCAGCTCCAGGATCAGCTTCTTCTGGTCCTCCAGCTCCTTGGCGGCGGCGCGCGCGGCCTTCTTCGCCGCGCTGTCCTCGCTCTTGTTGGAGTAGTCGTCTTTGAGCTTGGCGATCTTGGCCTGGATCTCCCAGTCCGCCTCGCCCAGGCGCAGGCCTTCGGCCTTGACCGCGTTGATCTTCTCCTGCAGCTGCTTCTCGCGCTCGACCTTGGGGATGTACTTGCCCGAGAGCTTGTCGATGTCCTCCTGCCACTTGATGTGGTCCTTGGTCATCTGGGCGCGCTCGGCCTCGGCCTCGGCGCCGCGCTTTTGCAGCCGCTCGATCTCGGAGAGGCTGTAAATCTCCTCGCGCAGCCGCTTGATGCCCTCCTCGTGCGCGCGCACGACCTGGGGCATCTGGTTGGTGGGGCCCGTCTCGACCTTGGTCTGCAGCTCGCGGCGCGCCTCGTCCAGCCGGCTGGCGAAGTTGGTCTCGCGACCCACGCCCAGCATGGCGTCCCAGGCGCCCTTGGCTGCACCGGTGACCAGCTTCCACGCCTTCTCGATGTAGCCCAGGTTCTCGGTCAGCTCGCCGGTGCGCTTGCGCATCGCATCGGCGTAGGTCTGCTGCGCCAGGGAAGCGGCTTCCGCCGTGCGGCCCTGCTCCTCCAGCGCCTTGATCTGGTCGTAGATTTCGCGCGTGAGGTAGTTCGTGGCCTCGTTGAGCTTGACCGACGCCTTCACCGGCTCGTTGCCCAGGTCGGCGAACTGCTTGGCCGTCTCCTTGACGGCCTGACCCACGGTGCGCTCCATGTCGAGCGCCACCTGCGTGAACTGCTGCAGGTTGCCGCTGGAGACCTTGCCGCTCTTGGCCATCTCGTTGAGCGCAGCGGCGGCGGCGTGCTGCGTCTGACCGAGCCGCGTCATGGCCGACGCCATGCCCTGGAGCTGCTGCACGCTCGTGCCGGCGGCGTTGCCGGTCATCACCAGGGTCTGCTGGAACTCGTCGGCCTCCTTGGCGCCCTGGAAGTACGCCGTCGTGAGCAGGGCCACGGCGCCTGCCACCAGAACCCAGGGCTTGATCAGGTTGCTCAGGAAGTCGGCAAGCCCCTTCAGGGCCTCCTTCACGCCGCCGAAAATGTCGATCAGCTGACCGCCCTGTTGCACCAAGATGGTCAGCGGGTTGGCTCCCATCTCCAACTGCGTGATCACGTCCGTGACCTGCGGCCCCACCAGCGCCAAGCGCCGCGCCATCAGGCCCGCCGAGGCGCCGGCATCATCGAAGCCCTTCTCCAGCGTGCGCAGCCGGTCGATGAGCGGCTTGGCCTGCTCCGACACACCCAGCATCGCGGCCTTCTGCTCCAGCAGCTCGGCCGGCGACATGGTGTGCTGGCTGATGCGGCTGTTGAGGCTGTCCAGGAAGGACTGGCCCTGCGCCATCTGGCGCTGGGTCGCCTCCAGCTTCTGCAGCTCGTCCTCGTACTGGCGGATGTACTCGCTGTCCTTGACCAGCTGGCGCGCGGCTTGGTGCTGCTTCTCGAACGCCTCGGTGGCCGCCAGCTCCTTGGCCGCGCGATCCGCTTCCTCCAGGGCCTGCTGCCACGCGCGGACGTATTCGCTGTCCTTGGCCAGCTTCGCCGCCTCGGCATGCTGCTTGGCGAAGTCCTCGGCGTCCCTGGCATCCTGCTTGGCCGCGATGCCCGCAGCCTTGTTCTGCGCGTCGAAGGACTCGTTGAGCGCATCGCGCTCCTTGAGCGCCCTGTTCCAGCGCTCGGCCACCTCGGCGGCCTGCTGCATCGCCTGCGTTTCGCGCACGATCGCCGCCGCCTCCTCGGCCGCCTTGTCGAAGGCGGCGGTGGCGTTGAGCTGTTCGCGCAGGATCTTCACCCGCTCCAGCTCGGCGATGTAGGGCTTGAGGAAGTCGGTGTTGGCGCCCCGGAAGTCGGCCTTGGTCAGCGCCTTGGACAGCTCCTCGCTCACGCGCGCGCCGGCCATCTCGCCGGTGCGCGTGGCAACGATCAGCGACTCGATCTCGCGCGCGGCGCGCTTGGTCGCGGTGCTGATCTTCTCGGCGGCCTCGTCGCCGCTCTTGCCGATCTCGGCGAAGCCCTCGGCGGCGAGCTTCGCGGAGGACTTGCCGGCAATGCCCAGCTCGGCGAGCTTCTGCTTCCCCTTCTCGACCCCGGTCTCGATGCCACCGACATCCATGCCGGCCACGATCTGGGTGTGCAGCTCATTCGTGGCCTTGCTGGACGTTGCCATGGTCACTCCTCTTTGTCGGGGGGTCGCATCTCATCCAGCGCGGCGGACTCCATCACGCGGATGAGATGAAAGGTCTCTTGCCAGTCGGGGCCGGTGAGCCCCGCTTCGTCCATGAGTCGGAACAGCACGGCGTAGTCGAGCCCCGTGGGGCCCGCCATGCCGACGCGCCATTGCGTGCCCAGGCAGCTGAACAGCTCGCAGATGGGCCAGTTCTCGGGCCACACCTCCACGGGCGGGCCCATCACGAGGTCCGGGGTCAGGCCCCAGACCTTCAGCTCTTTCTCGGAGGGCGGCTGCTTGTAGAGCCGGCGAGCCGCCGCCTTCAGTTTCCCAGGCGGGCCTGGGTCAGCTCGGAGAAATACTTGCTCAGCACCGCGCGCGGGCTGCCGAGGTACAGCTCCGTCATCTGCTTGACGTGCTCCTCGTCGAAGGGCTCCTCCAGATCCCAGCCGCAGGCGCAGGCCAGGATCGCCTCCACGTCCTCCATCTTCTTGATGGACTCCACGAACGGGTCGAATTCGGTCTTGGTGCGGGCCTTGAAGGTGAACTCCACCGGCACGCCGGCAGCGTTGCCGGGCACGGGGACGTTGACGATCGCCTTGAAGGTGGGTTTGGCGGACAGGGAGAGCTTGGGCTTGGCCATGGTTTTCTTTCGTTGAGTCGGAAACTGAAATGAAAAAAGCCCGCTCGGCAGCTAACCGAGCGGGCACGAACGCCGGCCTCAAGGGCCGGCGGCTCCCCAGTGATCAGGAGGCGTAGCGGGTGAAGTTGCCCAGGATCGAGATCGACGCCTGGACGGTGTTGGCGTTGCCCTTCCTCAACAACGGCATGTCGTTGAAGCTGACGTGGCCGTAGAAGTAGGCCGGGCCGCTTCCGGCCATGATGATCTTGAACATGCGCTTGGCCGTGGTGCGGCTGGCGGTCTTCAGGGCGATCTGACCGGCCAGCGCCGGGTCGTCGGCCAGCGTGACCGAACAGGTCATCGCGTTGAAGCCAGCCGGCAGGCTGATGTCGCGGCGACGGCTGAGCAGCGCCACGGTGGCGAACTTGGGGTCGCCACCGTTCATGCTGATGTCGGTGATCTGCTGGATCTCGGTCCAGCCCGTGACGGCCTGGATGGTGCCGGTGCCCGTGCCGGCCGGGAACCACGTCGTGTCGGACGTGTCCAGGCCCTCGGCGTTGAGCGTGTTGGTGGCCACCGACGCCGCACGGAACGGCGTGTCGTTGGCTTCTTCCCAGCCGCTGGAGAACAGGAACTCGGCGCCGTTGCTCAGGCCGTGGGCCGTGGCGGTGAGCTGGGCGGGGTTGGCGTTGGACGCGGCCGAGACCGTGATCGCCGAGCCGAAGCCGTTGGAGATCAGAACCTTGGAGCCATCCGGTAGCGAAAAACTCACTTCATTTCCTTCCGGGCCGCCATGCGACCCATTGCTTCCGCCCGTTCGGGCACAAAAAAACCGCCTGGGCGGCGGTTGGTTCGATGCCCTTGCGGGCGCAAATGAAAAAGCCCGCGCTGGGCGGGCTTGTTTCTGTTGCTGGTTGAGGAGGCTACTTCTTCTTCCAGCAGCTGAAGTCCTGCTGGGTGCCGTAGCGCTCCAGATCCTCGTCGTTGAGCGTGATGAACTCGCCCCAGGGGCGGGCGGTCATGTCGGGGCACTGGCGCAGCGCGGAGGCGATCTGCTGGATCAGCAGCGACGCCTCCTCGGCGGTGTCGGCCCAGACGTTGAGCTGGATGAGCGCGTTGCGCTGGCTCGGCTCCTCGCCGCCCAGGAACTCGACCGTCTTGCCGCCGATCTGGTTGAAGTAGCCGTAGGGCCGGGGCGTGTCCAGCGGCGCGGTGCCGGGGAAGAACCGGTCCTGCAGGATCGGCCCCACCAGGGCGTTGAGGGTCTGCTCGATCATGGTTGGAGTACCTTGGCCATCAGCTCCTGGAAGCGCAGGAGCCCGGCGGCTTGCGCCGCCTGATCCACCTCGATGTAGGAGCGGCGGATGTAGCTGCGCGGCGCGATGTCCCTGGGGGTCTTGCGCACCGTGCTGATCCAGCGCATGCGCTGCAGCCGCTTGTCGTAAATCTCCACCGCGACGTGCGTCTGCTTGTGGCCGTTCTCGATCATCCAGCCGTGCGGCGCCTTGGCGTGGTTCCAGCTGACGTGGTAGACGGCCTTGGTGTAGGCGTCGTCGCGCGCGGCGCGCTGGCTGTGGTCGTCGCTGAAGGCGTGGTAGATGCTCGACTTCAGCAGCCCGCCCGGGTACACCTTGCCGCCCTTGCCGACGTGCTCGCCGGCCACCGGCACGTTTTCCAGGACGCGCTCGTAGTAGACCTTGGCCATGCTGTAGGCCGCCTTGCGGGTGGACTTCACCGCCTCGCGGGCGATGTTGTCCATCCCGGTGAACAGGCTGGACAGGTCGGTGCTGATGTCGAGCATTTCGCCCCTCCGTTCAGGTCGCGCGCTTGGCGAAGTACAGCCGCAGCTCGTTGATGCTGGGCAGCGGCACCACGTCGATGTAGCCCGGGAACTCGTTGACGGTCTCGTTGCCCGCGAGGTCGGTGACCCGCACCGCCACGGCGTAGCGGCCCACCGGCTTGGGCGCCAGCGACAGGCTCCACTTCTTGCTGTTGGCCGGATCGAGCACCACGCCCGTGCCGATGGCGTAGTTCACGCCGGCCACCGTCACCACCATCGCCTCGGTCAGGTCGCCGCCCCAGGTGCCCGCCACGACGATGGGCTGGTTCTCGCGCACGGCAATGGAGTCGATCGTCGGCGCATCCGGCGGCTCGGTGTCGATCGTGATCGACGCCTCCGCGCTCCACGCGCCCAGCTTCTCGCCGTTGCGCACCCGCGCGACGAAGGTAAAGGTCTTGTCGCCGCGATCGCCCTCCTGGTATTGCCAGTTGGTGCCGGTGACGGTGGCCGAGCCCAGGATGACGTAGTACGGAGCACCCGTGATCTCGTCGATCTTCTTGAGCCGGACCTCCACCTCCTCATACGCGTTCAGCGGCGCGCTCAGGGTGCCCTTGATGAGCGGCGTGGAGCTGGTGATGTAGCCGCCCGGCGGGCTCCCGCTGATCTCGGTGATCGTGCAGGTGGTCGTCGGGTTGGGCAGGCCCGTGGTGTTGTTGCACGTCACGTTGGCGAAGTTGTCGGCAAAGTTGCCGGCCATGTCCTGCACCCGCAGCAGCCCCGTCGCGGGCTGGGTGTAGCTGACCTTCACCACGTCCGTCACCACCACCGGGTTGCGCAGCTCCAGGCGGATGTACTTCAGGTTCCCGGAGACGAAGCGACCGTCGATGATGACGTTCGTGCCGTTGACGTTGACCGTGTAGCTGGTCTTGTCGGGCTTGAAGCCGTCCGTCTCCGACAGGTACACCGTGTCGCTGTAGGTGACGCGCACGAGGTTGCCATCGACCGTGGTGCGCACCAGGGAGGGCTTGCCGGTGTCATAGGTGAAGACCAGCGGCTCGCTGGCCTCGCCCGGCACGCCCGATACCTTCTGGCGCACGAGCACCCTGTTGTCGCCCTGCACCCAGGCCGGCGGGGAGGTGGACCAGGGCCCCGCCGCCAGCGTGGCGTACTCGATCGTGGCGCCCACCGAGGCGCCGGTCACGGCCAGCGTCGGGTTGCTGGTGATCTTGTCGTTGTTCAGCTCGCCGGTGTCGGTGGCCAGCGCCACCGAGATCCCCACCGGGATGGGCGGCGCCGCATCCAGCAGCATCGTCGGCACGGCGGTGACGACATCCGGCGACTTGTTGTGGAAGTTCGGCCCGGACGCGTTCCACTTGGCAATGAAGAAGTCCCGCACCAGATTCCACGGCACCACGTTGCCGGGCGGCGTGCGGACGGTGGAATCGTCCGCGAGGTTTGAGGTGCGCGCCGCCCAGTTGACGTGGGTGGACTTGATGCCGCTCCTGAACACGCCCTTGTACATCGTGCCGGGCGAGGTGGCGCGGTCGTAGAGCAGCTGGATCGTCGTGCCGTTGACCGTGACCTCGTAGTCAACGGTCCCGTCCACTTGGTGGTCGTGCTTGTCCGCCGAGAAGTCCGCCTCCTGGCAGCTCGGGCAGATCGGGATCAGCCCCGCGAGGTTGGCCATGTGCTTGAGCTGGCCCGGCTGGCCCGGCAGGCCGTCCAGCGACCAGTCGTCGAGCCAGATGTCGGGGCCACCCAGCCCGAAGCCCAGCGGCATCAGCGCCGCCGGCAGCCCCACCTCGGTGTCGTTGAAGACCGAGAAGGAGGCGTTGTTGGGGAAGTTGACGAAGTGCGTGAGGATGGTCGTTGGCGCCGCAACCTTCCATTGGGCGTAAGTCGCCCTGAAGGCCTTGCACATCTCCTTCTGCTGCGACACGCGCTCATCCAGCGTCGCCCCGGGCAGCGTGCCCCAGCTGGTCTCGTTGATGTCCACCATCGACAGATACCAGCGGGCATCGGTGTCGGGCATGCCGACGCCGCCGTCGATGGCCTGCCCCAGCATCTGGAACAGCTTGACGAAGCGATCCCTGACAGCGGGCAGCCACAGGCACGGGTGCTCGTTCCTCGTCGTGCCCGTGGGCCAGTTGTAGACGCCGGTGCCGAACCCCGCTTCGTAGCCCTCGTTCCCGGGGCGCAAATAGTTCGGCGATCCTTTGCCGCCATTGAAGCCCTTGAAGGTCAGGAAGACCCGCAAGAACTTGCCGTACTGCTTGCACTTGGCGAGGTCGGCCAGGATCTCGGTGAAGACGTAGTTGTCCTTGGTCGGCTCCAGCTCGCGCCACGAGTAGCGCTTCTGGATGCCGATCAGGTTGGGGATGTTGTTGGCCGTGCCGGCGGCGCCGCCGATCTGCTTGAGGGTGTTTTCAAGGCCGCCGTCCGGGAGGCTGCCGCCCCCGAAAAGCAAAACGTAGTGGCCGGGATACCACTTATAGACGGTCCCCGGCGTAGCCATCGGATTTGCCATTGCGGCCTCAACTGGATCAGGTGGAGAACGGGTCGATGATCTCGATGGCCAGCTCGTCGATCACGATCCATTCGGCCGTGCCAACGGTCAGCGAGCCGTGCAGTCGGAACGTGATGGCGCTGGTGGCGATGTTGGGGATCGTGTCGGTGGTGCCCAGGGCCACTTGCGTGGCCACCTGGGCCGATTCGCTGGCCACGCCCGCCACCGCGCCCATGCGCCGGATGAGCGTGTTGCTCTCGAAGCGCCAGCGGTGCATGAAGCCGAACGAGCGCGTGGTGTCGGTGAGGTCGATGCGCGAGGTATTGACCGTGCCGAACGACGCAAGGAACGGGTCGGCGGACGTGCCGGCCGTGCCGCAGCGCATGCCGAAGCCCATGACCTCGGTGTTCGCGGTCGTGGCGGCGGTGTTGCCCTTGCGGCCCGCGACCCAGATCCTCAGCTGCCCGCCCACCTGGGCGCTGCCGGCCGGCAGCGTGTAGCCGCAGCCGCTGAGGAAGTTCATCGTGGCATTGCCCGGGGCGGCGGTCTGACCGGCCGGCGCGTTCAGGCCGAACACCTGCCACACGCGACCCCGATCGGGGCGCAGGTTCGTGAGCGAGGAAGGCATCTCAGTAGCCCTCCCGGAAGCAGAACTTGGCGCCCGTGAGCGCGCACAGGATCTTCAGCTCGCCGCCGGTGACCATGTGCGGCGCGATGCAGTATTCGCTGCCGGCGGGCACGCAGATGCACTCGTTGGGCACGGGGGTGGCCGTGTCGTCCACCCACATGTCGGTGTTGCTGAAGTTCTGCACGAACCAGCCCTTGCGGCCGGCGCGCGCCGGGGCGAGCTGCTGCGCAACGTTCGCGGCGGTGATGGTCTTGGCCGAGGGGCCCGCCCACGACACCGTGGCCGGCAACGTCAGGGCGGGGCCGGCGCCCAGCTCGGGGATGCGCAGCGGTCCAACGAGGATTGCAGGAATCATGGTGTCGTCAGGCGATGGAGGAAAGGAGGCCCGTGACGCCGTCGTAGGTCAGCGTCCAGGTCGTGCCGGCACCGGTGATCGTCTTGAGGCGGGGTTCGCTATCGACGGTCTCGTAGCCGAAGGTCCAGGTGACGCCGTTGGAGACCATCGTGGCCACCGTGGTGTCGTCGTTGTAGGTGAACGTTGCTGAAGCAACGATGCCGGCCAGGGCGCGCATGTCGGCCGCGTTGACCGTCAGCGAGAACTTCTTGACCCCGCTGGTGAAGTTCACCGGCAGCGCCTCGCTGCCGGCCTGCGGCCTCGTGCGGCTGAAGACGTTGGGAGCCGAGTACACGCCCTCGCCCGTCTCCCAGGTACCGGTCTCGATGCCGTTGGCGTCCACGGTGGCGATGCGGTACGCCAGCGTGGTGCCCACGGCGAGGCCGGGGACCGACTGCAGCGTGCGGCGCCCCAGGTAGGGCGTCGTCGTGGACAGCGTCATGTCACCGGTGCCGATGCTGGTCGTCGTCTGCGCAACGGCGTCGAAATAGTCGCGTGCCATGTGTTCAGGTTTTCAGGTTGACGACCTTGGCGGTCAGGTTGATGAAGGCGCGCTGCGCGTCGGGCAGGACCGCCTCGATCTCGTGCAGCCGGCCATCGACATCGGCGTGCATGCCGGCGTCGATGCCGTCGCGGTAGCGGATGCGGATGGAGGCGCGCACGATCGACGCCTCGGAGCCGGCCTTGGCCATCTCGATGCCGCTGGGGTAGACCACGCTGCACCACAGGCGGTTGTCGGGCGTGCCGACGTTGATCGGCACCAGCTGCTTGGAGCGCTGTCCGAAGCTGTCCTTCACCGGTTCGTGCCGCAGCAGTTGCACCCGGAACTTGAAGGGCGCGCCGCTCATACGACGTGCCCGTGGACCATGTAGCCCTCCAGCATCACGTCCAGGCCCGGCATGCAGGTCTGCGGCTTGTCGGAGATCGCCCCGGGCGTGTCGTACAGCGACTTGACGTGCAGCAGCACCCAGGTGCGGATGTCCTGCGGCACGTCGGCCTCGGCGGGTCCGAAGCCGGCCGTGTAGCGCACGCGCACGGCGTTGACCTGCGCGCGCGTGTCGGGCCACTCGCGGTCGTGCGCCGGCTCGACGAAGGTGCAGTCCGCGTCCGAGCTGATGTCGGCCGAGTAGTCCTGCGGGTCCAGGTAGCGCTGCACGCCCTGCGGGTCGATGTAGCTGATCCACTGGATCGCGGCGCGCGGGTGGTCGAGCACCAGCAGATCGCCGAACACGTCGGTGGCGTGCTCAAAGGTCGTGGTGATGATCGGCCGGCGCATCCGGGTCTCGGCCATGCGCGTGGCCGCGCCGATGTAGGCCCGGATCAGCTCGTCTTCCAGGTCGTGCTCGACCCGGCAGATCAACTTGGCCGCAGCCAAGCTGACCGGCGCCGCCATGGGCGGCGCGATCACGGAAGTGGACATGCTTGGGGCTACCTCGGAGAGCGGGTCTGCCGGCGCGGCTTGGAGCGCCCGCGCACGGTGGTCGTGAGCGGGTTGAAGCCGTCGCCCGTGGGGGCGCGCGTGTACTCGATCGACGGGTCAGGGCCCGGGTCGGGAGTCGGCTGACCCCCGTACACCGACAACGTGGCCTGGGCACTGGCCTGGGCACTGGCGATGGCCGACAGCGCCACGCGCACGGCCAGCTGCACGGCACTGCTGCCGCACAACGTGGCGCCGCCACCCGTCAGGGGCGCAGCCAGCTGCCCGGGAACCAGCTCGGCGCTGGCGCCGGCCTGCGTGGACGCCGCGCCGGCCAGGGCCGCCGCGACGCTGAGCGCGCCGTCCGCCGTGACGCCCGTCGCGCTGGTGCCGCCCAGGTTGATGCCAGGGAACACCCCCGGCGTCAGGATCGCGGCGAGCGCCACCGTGGTGGTCGCCCCGTCGCCCGTGAGCGCCACGGGCACCGTCAGCGCCGCCGGGCTGGCTGCGACCGTGGCCGCACCCGCCCCCTGCAGCGCCGCCGCCACCGCCAGCGCGCCCGAGCCGGTGGCATCCGTGGAGCCGGCGCCGTAGACCAGCGTGCTGGTGGACAGCACCAGCGGCGTGACACGGTCCTGCGTGGACACGTCGCCCGACAGTGCCGCGCGCACGGTCAGCGCGGCCGGCGCGGCGCGCGCGTCGGTCCTGCCGCCGCCCGCGAGCCGCGCACCGTCGTCGGTCAGCGCCGCAGCACGCTGCAGCCGCCACCAGTTGTCCACGCCGACGCCCGTGAGGTCGGTGTTGACGAAGGCCTCCACCATGCCGCTGGCGCCGCCGAGCAGCGCGAGGTGCGGCAGGGGCATTGCCCACATGCCGGTCCCCACACCGCCCGCCCCCTGCACCTGGGTCGTGCCCGTGCCAGCCAGGGTGATGACGGTGGTCAGCGCGGCCGAGCCGCTGGCCTGCGTGCGGGAGCTGCCCGCGAGGGTGCCGCCGCCGCTGCTGGCGCCGCCGAGCAGCGCGAGGTGCGGCAGCGGCATCGGCGGCAGCGCGCCGTAGTTCGTGGTCAGTGCGGCCGGCGCCGTCGAGCTGGCCGTGGTTGCGGAGCTGGCCAGCCCGAGAGCCGTGCCGCCACCCAGGAGGCCCAGGTGCGGCAGCGGCATCGGGCTGCCCACCGGAGTGACAGCAGAAGACCCCTGGGGCGCGCCCAGCGGGGTCGTGCCCAGCGGCGCGGAACCCAGCGTCATGTCAGGTCACCGGCCAGCCGGTCAGGTAGTTGTAGCCGCACACGGCGGCAAAGGTCGTCTTGGCGCGGATGGCGTCGCGGTGCATGCCATCGACGCCCGCGAACTGCGCTTCCAGGTCGCTGAAGGCGGCGGCGTTCTGCTCCACCTTCTGCACCAGGGCGAGCACCGAGATGCCGCGCTTGATGGCCTCGGTCAGCAGCATGGGCGCATCGGCCGACATGCCGCTGCTGCGGTACTTGGCGGCCTGGGCCACCTTGATCGGCCAGGACGCCATCTCGCCGGCCGAGTAGTCGGCGATGACCTGCTGGCGCAGATCCCGGGCGTGGCGCGCCACGCGCGCGCACATCCAGTCCTTGGCGTCGTCCAGGTCGAAGGCGTTGACGATCGCCTGGACGCCCTCCTCCTGGCCGGGGCCGGCGACCCACACGCCGTCCCGCTCCATGAGCAGCAGCCCGGCCTGGGCGATGGCCTCGTGCAGGCCGCCGCCCTTCTCGATGTAGGCGATGGCCATGTCACTGCACTCCCATGAAGATCATCGGCGTCGGCCCGATGCCGGTGGCCACCACCGAGGCGGTGGTGGTCCCGGGCGTCGTGGGCAGCACGAAGCTGCCCAGCGCCTCGTAGCGGCACTCGATGGCGCTGTTGTTGTTGCCCAGGAAGCCCAGCGGCGAGCCGCCCTGCATCGAGGCGCCGGTGCTCGCGTGCCCGGTGAGCACGAGGCCGGTGGTCGAGGCGGTGTAGAGAAAGCCCACGAAGCACCAGCCGCCGGGGACGAACTGCGGCGTGGCCAGCGAGCTGACCTTGAAGCCGGTCGTGTCCACCGCGAAGATGGACGTGCTGCAGCCCGGGAGCATGTCGCCGACGCCGCCGTTGGCGGTGATCGCGTAAAGCGCCATCTGGGCCTGCGCGCCGGTGGCGCCGGCCGTCACCACGTTCACCGCGAGGCTGCCGATGCCCGTGCCCGCGCCGATCTGGAACGGCAGGTAGTGCATGCGCAGGCTCGACGGCGAGCAGTTGGCCGTGGCGAGGCTGCGCGCCGCCGAGGTCATGAAGCGGCCCACGCCGGACGTGTTGTCCACGGTGGGCATGAGCGCCTGCACCGAGCCCGCGTGCGCGCCGCAGACGATCTTGGCGCCGTTGGGCAGCGTGCTGGGCGTCAGCGAGGCGCCCTGCGTGACGTTGGAGCCGTCGTAGATCGCCACCACGCGCTCGCGCTGCAGCGTGGTGCTGTCGATCATCCGGCCCCAGCCGGCCTCCAGCGGCTGCTCGGAGGCGGTCAGGGCGATGTACGGGAACGACTGGTTGCCGGCGCACTGGTAGGGCGTCGGCCAGCCGAGGATGGGGCTGAGCGTCTGGTTGCCGGAACCGCCCGTGCACGTCGCCTTGCCCCAATTTGCATGAGCGGCCATGGGTGACCCTCCGGGCTCAGGCGTAGCCCAGCGCCAGGAACACCTGATCGGCCGCGACCGCGTCGGTGGCCGCCGTGCCGGGGCTCACCGTCAGCGCCAGCGCGATGCCGGTGCTGAAGAACAGGCCGTTGGGAATCGGGATCACCACGCCCGCGCCGGTCGTGCTCGCCGGGATCGGGATGGTCAGCAGCGGCGTGTCGGTGCCCACGGTGGGCGCGCTGGCCTTGTTGTAGAGCTTGAGGTACGCCACGGCCGAGCCGACGTTCATCGCCGAGATGAAGCCCACCGCGCCGGGCGCGGTCTTCACGGCGTTGGCGTTGGTGCTGGCGGTGGACTTCAGGCCCCAGGGGGTCCAGTTGTCCAGCGCGACGCCATCGGAGCCCACGCTGATCTTGAGGCGCGGCCAATGGGTGCCGCCCACGTCGTCGCTGGCGAAAGTGCTACCCCCGGCACCGGGGTTCGCGGTGAATCCATCGCTCATGGCTGATAACTCCTATTATTTGCGGCATGACTAACCGCAATTCACCGCACAACTTCCAGTCGTTGATTGGTCAAACGTTTGGGGACTGGACCGTCATCGCCGAAGCCGGAAGGCGCTCGGGGAAGCCGCTCTACTTGAGCCCTGTTAGCCGGCGCCCAGCACGGTGAGCCGCTTGACGGAAACGACAGCACCGGCTGCCGCCTGGATTTCAAATGCGATGTAGGCGCAGGTGTTGCCGCCCGGATGGGTCTCGGCGAACGTGAACGTCGAGGTGTCGGCGCGGGGCTGCACGCTCGGAGCCACCAGGATCGAATCCCAGCCATCGGTGGCCAGGGAGTTCTGCGCAACGCACCCGCTGCCGAGCGTGAAAACGGTGGTCCCCGTGGTCTCGGAGTTGGCGATCAGCCACCACAGCGCGCTGCCCGCCGCCGTGGGCGTGATGGCGCGCGACTGGTTGGACAGGCTGTTGCCCTTGAACGACTGCGGGATGGGCGTCGTCGCGTGCGCACCCGTGGCCACGATGTTGTAGATGGCCCAGTTCGCGGCGGTGCCGCTGTCCCATGCCACCGTGACGGCCCGGTTCTCCGCGTTGGGGCTGATGGCGTACCAGCCGAACAGCTGGACGTAGCCGCTGACCTGGACCGATTGGATGGGCACCCACGTCAGCGCCGTGCCGCTGTTGGAGATGGATGCGGTCCCGACCGTGTTCAGCTCGTTGAAGGCAGCCAGGATGACCACCAGATCGCCCGCACCGATCGTCAGTGAGGAGGTGGAGACGCTGGTGAAGGCATTGAAGATGCTGCCTTCGACGTTGGTGTTGCAGACGAGCGTCATTCAGACCTCTTGCGCTATGACCCGGCAGGCGCGCTCAAAGGCGTCCTGGCGGATCTCGATGCCGATGAAGCGGCGACCGGCGCGCAGCGCGGCCACGCCCGCCGCGCAGCGTTCGCCCATGAACGGGTCCAGAACCGTGGCCCAGCCCGGACGGGCCTGCAGCAGCCCCAGCAGCTGCTGCTGCAGCTCGTGCGGCTGGCGTCCGGCGGCGAAACGCTCGCGCAGCCCATCGGGCCCGCACGCGAACCACGTCGGGCTGAATCCCGGCGGCGGGTCCGTGAGCACCGCATCCACACCGGCGAGCGCCGGCACGATCTCGGTGCAATCGCCCAGATACAGGACCGCCGCGCCGATCTCGACGCGGCGCGGCGCCGGCCCGATGCCGGGGCGGCGCGCGCGCGCATAGCGCAGCAGCGCCGCCATGGCGTCGGCCAGCATCAGGTGAACTCGTAGGCGCCGCGATCCCAGGTGCCGTCCTGGCCGCGCAAGGCGCCCAGGGGGTCGGTGTTGTATGGGGCCGCCAGCGACGAGTACCCGGCCGGCGTGGGCGCAACCAGCGTGAAGATCAGGTTGGCCTTGTCCGTGAACGGATCGCCGGTGCCGGTCGATGCGTTGGTGCCGCCGGACGCGCCCGAGTTGATGAAGTGGTTGTGCGTCTGCGTCTGGAACAGCCGGCTGCCGATGCCGGTGTCCGGGCAGTTGACGATCATGTTGTTGCGGAACTCGTTGCCCGCACCAAGCACGCCCGACGAACCCAGGATCGAACCGCTACCGCTGGCGGGAGTGATGTCGATGAAGCTGTTGTTGTAGACCTTGACGTTGCTGAACACCTCGCCATTGCCCCACGACCCGATGATGCCGTTGGGGTAGTCCCACGTCGCGCCACCAGCCCTCTTGATCCACACGTTGCCGTAGATGAACAGGCCGCCCGCAGACCCCTGGGAGTCGTAGATGATCCCGCCGGTGCTGTAGACGTAAGTGAAGACGTTGTGCCTGAAGGTGACGTTGTTGGCGCCAGCCCAGATCGACGCGATTTCGCTGTGGATGGCGTTGGACAGGTCGCCGTAGACACCGATGTAGCCGTACTCAAACACCAGATTCGTCGCGCCGTTGTTCGTGCCCGGCGCCAGCAGGAACGGACACAGGCTGATCTGGTCGAGGTAGTAGTAGCTGCAGGTGAAGTTGCTGACGGTGTAGGGCTCGATGTTGCCGATGCGGATGGCGTCGGCGCCGGCCGTCTGGTTGCGCGTGCCGATGATGCTGAAGTGCCGGCAGGTGACGTTCGTGCGACTGCCCGAAGTCGGCATGAACTCCAGGCTGTGGTCGTTGGTCTGCGCGATGCGGAAGCCGAAGCCCGTGGTCCAGCTCCCAGGCCCGCCGCCCTTCGTGCCGTCCCATACCCAGTTGCCGGTGGTGAAGGTGACCTTGGTGAACACCGCCTCGCCGTCGCCGTAGGCGTCGCTCCAGCCGTCGCTCGTGCCGTGCGAGGCGATGGTGGCCTTGCGGATCTGTATCAGCGTGGTGCCCGAGTCGGCCGTGCTGAAGGTGCGCGAGCCGTAGCTGCCGTCCGCGAGCCAGTACGTCAGGCCGCGCGTGGGCGTGGCGGGCAACGCGGCCAGCGCGTGGGTGCCATCGGTGGAGGTGGTCTTCCAGGTGCGCCCGTTGCCGCCGGCCGAGGCCGCCGGGTTGACGTAGCGGTAGTTCGGGTCGTCCGCGCCACCGCTCATCACCGTCAGCGCGGCCGAAGCCAGGGGCGAGAGCGTGAAGCCCGCGCCCGCCAGCACCACCGACCCGCCGCCACCGACGCCGCCGGTGCGGGAGTACCTGGGGACGACCCCGTTGGGCGCGATGCGCGGCACCGACGACACGCCGGTCAGCGTGCGATTGGCGATGGGCATGTCAGACCCCAGCGCCCGACAGCGCGAGCGTGAGCGTCGCGCCCGAGCCAAGCGCCAGGACGTTCCAGTCCCAGTTCTCCCATTGGGCGGCCACCACCAAGCTATCGAACAGGTCGCCGGTCTTGGTGCCCGAGGCCACCGGCAGCACGAAGGTGGCCAGCACCTCCTTGGCGCCAGAGATGTTCCAGGCGCGCAATGCGACGGTGGCCGTGGCCGTACCGCCCGCAACCAGCACCGAGGCGGTGGCCCCGAATTCCGGGAACTTGGTCAGCGTGGCGGGGGCCTTGACGCCGGTCGTGGTGACCTGCTGCGTGTCGAACAGATGCTGCGCCATGGAACAGGCCTCAGTTGCCGATCGTCAGCGTCAGCGCGCCCACGCCGAAGCTCGGGGCGGACTGGCCGTTGAGGATCGCTTGCAGGGCGGTGAGCGGGCCCCACTCCCACGCATTGCCACCGGAGCTGGCGTCGAACCACGCCCAGCCCCAGACGCGCACGGTGCCGGCGGTCCAGTCGGCGCTGGGCGTGGGGAAGGTGATGGCGCCCGCGTTGGAGCTGGAGCCGCCGGTGCCGCTGGACGCGGAGGTGTTGCCCTGGGTGCTGGTGAAGTTGCTCAGGCTGGCGACCACCTGCACGCGGGCATAGCCGCCACCGGAGGGCTCCACCATCGCCGTGCCGGCGTCCAGCGCCGCGTTCTGCTCGGCGAACACCGCCGTGCCATCGGTGATGGTCTCGCCAGCGGCGCCGGGGTACAGCGTGCCCTGCGAGGCCGCCGTGGTGCCGCCGGTGGTGCACTTGTAGAGGTGGTAGCGGGAGTCGTTCGCCAGGATGGCGATCGTGTCGTTGAGCGAGTACGCCGTGGAGCTGGAGCGGCCACCCTTCGTGCACGTCAGCAGCGCGAAGTACATGTTGGCCGGTGCGCCCAGGGATTGGCCACGGCGAAGCGCGTCGGTGACCTTGTTCTGCGCATAGTCGGTGAGAGCGCCCATCGTGGCCTCCTAAAAGTGAAAAGGCCGCCCGAAGGCGGCCTTTGTGGCTTGGTGAAGGCCCGGCTTAGACCGTGACCGGCAGGCTCAGCGGGTGGCCCTTGATGACGCTCATGCCGATCTCGATGCCGTTGGTGTGCGTGCCGGTGAAGTCGGCCACCACGCGGCTGTACTTGCGATAGCCGACGTAGCCGATCTTGAACATCGCATCGTCCTCGCTGTTGGAGTCGATGGTCAGGAAGATGCCGTTGGCATCGACCGCCTGATACGGCGCGGCGGTGAACTGGTTCACGTCCAGGTCACGCGTGACCGGATACCACGTCGTGCCGTCGTCGCTGTCCTGCAGCTTGAAGTCGATCTTCACGCTGCCCGAGAGCGTGTCGCCGGTCGTGCCGACGTGCACGCAGTGCAGGATCGAGTCGAAGCCGTGGGAGTCCACGGCAGCGCCGTTCTGGTCGGCGGTGTAGACCGCCGGGCTGAGCGTGGCGACCACCGCCACGTTGGAAAACAGGTCGCGCATGACGATTCCTTGAAAAGCTGTGACGTGAAAAAGCCAGCACTACGGCGGGCTTTCTTCACTGGATGGTTTAGGCCGAAACTTTCAGCTTGCGGATTGCTTCGCTTTGTTTCACGCCGCCACCGACGCGGCGACGCGCGCGGTACACGACGAGGCCGTTGTCCGCCTGCGTGAGGTAGTCGGCCTGGAAGCCGACGCCCAGGCGATCCACGATCAGGTAGCCCTTCTTGAAATCGCCGAAGGCGATCGGGTAGGCACCGGCGGCCACGTCGGGCATGTCGGGCATCTCGACGTAGGTCGCGCCCAGGATGGTGTTGGGCGAGGCGGTGGCGATGCCGGGCACCCACAAGTATTGGTTCGTGGTGTCCTTGAGCAGACGGACCTCACGCAGCGTGCGGCGGTTGAGCACCCACTGGGCGGTGCGCGCATACGCCGTCTTGAGGTCGTGGTACAGCGTGATGAGGCTGTCGGCCTTGACCTTGTTGGCGTCGCCCGTGACGGTCTCGGCGAGGCCGGCGGTCGCGGACAGGAAGCCTTCCATCTGGTGCTTGGAGTTGCCCAGGCCGCTGATCGCTTCCAGGCTCTCCTTCATCGCCATGGCTTCGGCGACTTCGGTGCGCAGGTCACCCAGCAGGTCGAAGCCCGTGTCCTCCAGCATCTGCTGGCTGACGTAGTGCTTGGCCGTCATCTCGGGCGTCAGGATCTCGGCCTTGCCGAACCCCGGATCTTCGGAGTCCCCGCGAGGCTGAACTTCACCGGAGCGCATCGCGGTCACGGTCTTGGTGCGGCGCAGCCACTGGTAGCTGGCCACCGAGATGGTCTTGACCGAGCACATGGCGCGGATCGGGTTCAGCTCGACCACGTCGCGCTGGATGCCCGCCTCGACTTCCGGCGGGGCCAGGAGGTAGCCCGCGCCGGAGTCGTCGCCCTTGACCAGGGTGGCCATGTGCTCGCGCACGAAGGCCAGATCCTGCGGGTCGCGCTGGCCCTCGCGGGTGCGCATGATGCGGTCGTAGGCCGCCGCCAGCTTGGCGTTGGTGACCTTGGGGTCTTCGGCGCCACCGGCGCCGCCCAGGGCGCCCCGGTTGACGATGGTGTTGAGCTGGTCCAGCTGCTCCTGCATCGCCGTCTGGGTCTGCTTGGCCAGCGTGAACTGCGAGTTCAGGTTCTCGTAGCGGTCCATGGCGTCCTGGGTCGCCTCGACCTTGGCCACCAGATCCGACACGGCCTTGCCGTCCGCCTTGGCGGCCAGCAGCGCGTCGTTGGCGCTCTTGAAGGTGTTGAACGCTTCCATGCACTCGCGCACGGCGTCTTGCACGACTTGGGTCATGACTTCTTCCTCAGAAATGAAAAAGCCGCCTCAAGGGCGGCTTCGGGTGTCTCGGGGACGGGGTGGCTACTGCTGGACGAGACCCAGGATGTGGGCCTTCAGCTTCGCCAGTTCGGTTGCGGCATCAACGGTGGACGCCGTGTCAGCCTTGGGCTCGGCGTTTTCCTGGGTGTTGGACGGTCCAACAGCCGCAGGCTCCTTCGCCTCGGGCTGGTTCCGAGCTTCGTCGCGAGGCCCGGGGAAGAACACCTTGGCCAGCGCGGTGGCGCGCTTGGCCTCGGTGTGGGAGAAGCCAGCCACGTCGCGCAGCAGGCGTTCAAGTTCGCGCGCCTGATGCGTGTCCTCGGCAGAGGCTTGCGGCATCAGGTCTTGCGGGGTGTTGAGGAACAGCGGCAGCATCGCCGAGCGGGTGTGCAGGGCCTTCTTGTCGCGGCCCTTGGCGGCCACGAGCACGTCGGCGAAGCCCGCGTCCACGGCCTTCTGGCCCCGGAACCACGTCTCGCCATCGACCCAGGCCGCGATGTCCTTGCGGTCCTTCTTGGTGCGGGCCTCGTAGATGTCGAGCAGCCCGCCTTCCAGCTCGTCGAGCAGGTCGGCCTCGGCGCGCAGCGCCTTGGCATTGCCGGCCATCATGGTCCACGGGGCGTGCACCATCACGCTGGCGCCCTCGGCGATGTGCCGCTCGTCGCCGGCCATGAAGATGACGCTGGAGATGGAAGCCGCGAGGCCATCGTTGTAGGTGATGACCTTGGTCTTGCCTTCCAGGGCGACGAGGCTGTTGTAGATGGCCACGCCGTCGAACACGCTGCCGCCGGGCGAGTTGATGCGCACATGCAGCGTCTTCACGTCCAGCGAGGCGATCTCGCGCACGGTCTCCTCGGCGGACACGCCGTCCCAGAAGCCGCCGATGTCGCCGTAGATCATCAGCTCGGCCTCGTCCTCACCCTTGGCCGCAAGCCGCAGATGACCCGGGCCGAGGGCGCGCGGGGCGAGGTTCATCGCTCGCTGCGGCAGGCCGGCGAGGTCAATGCGTTTCTTAGCCATGCGGCTACTCCTTCTGCTCAGGGCCTAGTTCGTCGAGGACTGCCTGGAGCCGTTCTTCAGCCTCTCGGATGCGGGTCTCGTTGCGCCCGGAGAGGACGCGGCCCACGTTCAGAGGCTGCTGCCGGCGATGCGTTGCCGCCGGGTCTGAGGTGTTGCCGCCGCCGGCCGGCTTCGGCCCGCTGGGGGCCGCCGGCTCGGGCACGGGCAAAGAGGCGTCGGTCATGTTCAGACCGACGCGGTAGGTGTCGCCGCCCTCGTAGGGGTTGCACTCCTCCATCTCCCTGATCTCGTTGGGTGACAACGCACCCAAGTTGAACATCGAGTTGTAGAAGCTGGCCCGGTCGGCAGCGGCGCCGCGCATCAGCGCGTTGGGCAGGAACTTGACGTAGTAGCCGTCCTTGGCCTCGGCTTCAGTGAGCAGGCTCACGTCCGCCGACTGCTCGATGCGCTCATACCAAGGCATGAGCGTGTGGATGACGTGCGCCTGGAAGAACTGCTCGGCCGACGCGAAGGTGGCGGTCTTGTCGCTGTAGCCCAGGAGAACCGGAAAAACGCGAAATGCGCGCGCGATTTCCTCGATCTGAAACTTTCGCGTCTCCAGGTGCTGCGTGTCCACGCCGGACATCGCGGTCTGGAAGAACTTGGCCCCGCGATCGAGCACGAACGGCTTGAAGCGGTTCGTGCCGGTCATGCTGGCGTCGATCCAGTCGCGGATCTTGCGGTACTGGTCGGTGTTGAGCGTGGAGTCGATCGAGTACACGCCCGTGGTCTGCGCGCCGTTGGCGTGCAGCAGGGCGTGGCTTTCCTCGGTCGCTGCGGCAAGGCCGATGGCCTCGCGCGCGAGCTTGATGATCTCCAGCCCTTCCCACCCGGACCAGGACAGGCCCTTGATGTGCCACACGGCCGACGCCGGCAGCACGCGCTGCGTGCCGTCCGGCGCCGTGACGCGGTAGGTCAGGCTGTAGTTGGCGTCGCGCTCGACGCAGACCTCGTTGGGCAGGAAGGGGATGATCTCCCGGACCTGCCCGCGCACGCGGTTGACGAAGGCGACGAAGCGCCCGGCCAGCGCGACGTGCAGCACGATCTGCTCGCGCAGCTCAAAGCTCGTCTGCCAGGGATTCGGTTTGCGGTAGAGGATGCGGTGCAGCGGATGGTCCTCGGCCACGTCCGCGCCCCGGCCCTTGACCTTGCGCTTGAAGACCTTGAAAGGCACCTGGGCCACGCCCTCGGCCAGCACGCGCAGGCACGCCAGCACGGCCATGACCTGCATGGCCTTCTCGGGCGTGACGCAGCGGCCGGTGAGGGACTTCAGGCCCAGCTCGCTCCAGAACTCCTCGGTGAACGCCTGGGCCGCGCGCACGCGGCGCTTGGCTGCTTTCTTGAGGAAGCTCACTCGGATTCACCCGCGCGCTGGAAGTAGGCGATGGCCATGGCCAGGACGCCGCCGGTGATGAAGCCGGCCGGCAGGTACATCAGGCCCGCGCCGAAGGCGATCGAGCCGGCGCCACAAAGGGCAAGGCACTCGGGCCCGACAGCGCCAGCTGCTGCGGCGATGCGGGACAGCAGCTTGTTCATGAGGTCATTCCCAGAAACTTTGCCCGCCGCTGGCGACGGGGTTAAGGGCCATCAGGGTCGAGGCATCGAAGACCGCCATGAGCGGGTCGATCTTGGCCGTGCCTGACGCTTGCTTGGTGATGAGGATGGCGTTGCCGGACTGCACGATGCGGGCGTTGCCCACGCACCAGTTCATCAACGCGGTGCCGCCGTGCTCCAGCTCCTTGCCGGCGCACTTTCGCTCGGTGGTCTTGATCGCCCCGTTGAGCTTGTAGCCCTGTTGGACGGCGACGATCATTTCCATCGGGATGTCGCGGCCCGGCTTGGTGATCTCGTCCACGATGTCGGCGATGCCCTGGGCATCCACGCCGATGGCGTTGGTCTCGGGCAGCAATCCGGCGTCGCGCACCTTGCACACGATGTCGGCCAGTTGCTCCACGTCCTGGCCCGGCGCCGGCACGATAGTCAACTGGCCGTCCGCCGCGAAGTCCAGCAGCGCGGGCGCGATCTCCTGGCGCCGCTTGAGCACGATCTCGTGCGCCCAGGCGTGCGTCCAGACCAGCCAGTTGCGCGTCTCCTTGCACCGGCCCACGACCGCGAGGCCCAGCAAGTCGTCCAGGCCGCCGCCGTCGATGCCCACCGTGCACACCTCGGCGCGCTCGATGAGGCGATCCAGGCTCACCAGCTCGGGGTTGGCGCACTGCTCCCAGTGGTCGGCGCCGGCCCAGCGGTCGCTTCGCAGCGCCAGCCCGATCTCGACGTTCAGGTGCTTGGCCAGGAAGCCGCGCAGCGACTCCTCCTTCAGCTTGGCCTTCTGCAGCTCGCGCTGCAGGAACTCCGCGTCCACCGAGTACCCGAGGTTCGGGTTGACGATGTGGAAGTTCTCGGGGAGCAGGTGCTCGCCCCGCTCGACCATGTCCTCGGGGAACTCGTAGATCACCGGCACGAAGCGCGGATCGTGGATCTTCCCGTCGCGCACGTCGCGTGCGTAGGCCAACTTGTCCTTGAACACGCCGGCCGGCGGCTCGTCACTTTGCGTCGTCAGGTAGATGACGAAGCCTTCGGGGCGCGAAGCAAGGCCGCCGATGGCCTCGCGAAGCATGTTCTCGGCCTGGGCCTGCTTGCCGAACAGCCACAGCTCGTCCACGAGCGTGCCCACCGACTTCTTGCCGCCGACCGTACTGGAGTCGGCCGCAACGACCTTCAGCGTCGCGCCGCTGGTGCGGTGCGTGATGGTCTTGATGTGCGACTGAACCTGGAGCAGGTCATCCAGCTCCTCGTCGTGCTTGCACATGTCGCGCGAAGGCGCATACGCATTGTTGGCCACCTCGATGGTGGGGGCCAGCACGGCGAACTCGGCCGACTGCCGCCAGTTGCGGATCAGCGCCGTCAACATGATTGCGGCCGCAACAGTTGACTTGCTATTCTTTTTTGGGACTTGACAATAGAATTCTGTAATAAGCCTGCGGCCGGTGTTGCGGTCGTAGGAGCCGAAGATGCAGGCGGCGAGATCGAACACCCACTGCGCACAGCTCTCGCCGATGGTCGGGCTGCCGGGAGCATCCACGATGCGCAGCTCGCGCATCACAGCCAAGCCCGCTTCCGCCTCGTCGGGGAACAGCGGGGGCGGGATGATCGACCGCCCCTCCTTCAGCCGCTCTCGCCAATCGAGGCAGGCCGTGGAGGGCGGGAACTCCACGCGTCAGCCCGTCAGGACGATGCCCAGCGCGGACAGCTCGGCCGCGCGCTGCTTGATCTCGGCGTTCAGGTGCTCCAGCACGAACTCCTCGGAGAGCGTGACGGTGATGTTGCCGCACAGGTACGCCTCGACGCTGGCGGCGTCCTTCTTGGAGTGCTCCAGGCTTTGGATGCGGTGAGCAAGCCTGTAGGCCGAGCACAGCTGCTCGACGGTCATTTCGATCATGTCGGGCTCCAGCTCAGTGCTTGCGCGCCGACAGCGGCGGCGGCGCGGACGCGGCGAACTTGCCGGCACCCACTTCCTGGGCCGCCTGCTGCTTCGCTTCCTTCTTGCCGCCTTCGCCCAGGCGCGTGTGCTCGTAGGGCATGAGCGCCTTGGCCGCGTCCACGCGCACCTTGGCGTCCGTCATCGAGTCGTTCATCACCGCCTTCAGGAAGTCCTTCGGGTCGGAGTAGTTGCCAGTCAGCTCCAGGAGCGTGGGCTCCTTGGGCGGACGGCCTGCGCCTTCACGGGCGCCGCCGCTGTTGGGGCGGGGACCGCCAGAGCGGCCTTTCATTCCAGCCATGGTTGGCTCCTTGCGCGCTCGACTACCGGCCGCCCCGGCGCTTGGCCTCCTGGGCGGACTTGAGGGCGTGGTGCTCGATCGAGAGGGACTGCCTGTTGAGGTCGCCCAGCGGGCTGTCTTCCTCCAGGCCGCCTTCCCAGATGGGGACGATGTGGTCCACCACCTCGGCGGCCTGGGGGATCGCCCCGGGGGCTTTGCACTCGTCGCACTGGCACAGGCCACGGTCGCGCCGCAAGATCCGCTCGCGGATCTGCGTCAGCCGCCACCCGGTGATGCGCACCGTCTTGGTGGTCAGCGGGGCCGGCGCGCGTTGCGCCCGCAGCGGCTGCACGCGCGGCTTGATGGCCGTGAGTCGAGTCGCCATAGATGGGTGAGATGGGAGCGGATGGATGGAATCGAACCACCGACCTCTGCCTTAGAAAGGCAGCGCTGCTTCCTGCTGAGCTACATCCGCGTGATGGGGTGCTGGCAGCAAGGTGTGAAACCTGCATCGGCTGCCGCGAGGGCGCCGATCGCCAGCGGTGTGGCTGCCCGCGTGGAAACAAAAAGGCCCGCCGGGCGCTGGGCCGGGCGGGCTTGTGTGCTGGTGGAGAGGCTTGGAGTCGAGCCAAGCAGGCCGAAGCAACCGCTTTACAGGCGGCCCCCGTGCCCTACGGGACTACCTCTCCGAAAAGGTCGGGACGCTACGTGTTCAACGTGCAGTGGCTGTCAAGGCCAACTGCGCAGCGCCCCGGTAAACGGGTGGGACGGGAGCCGGAATCGAACCGGCGACCTCCTGGACCGTGATGCTTGGTCAAGGGCTCTACCACTGAGCTACGCCATCCACTGGAGAACGGGGCTGGGCTTGAACCAGCGACCTCTGGCAATACCCACCGCCGAAGGGCCCTTTGGCGAATGGGGGCGAAGCCAGCGCTCTACCCACTGAGCTACCCGAACATTGGGTCGGGACTGCTGAGTGGGCTGCAGCCGGATGTTCAGTCCAAGCTGCACAGCAACCCCGGTAGAAACTTTTAGAGGCACCACTGCCTATGTGTGTCTCCCGTCAAGCGGGCGGCAGTGGCGGTCAGCTTGGCCGGACGCGCCGACCACCAAGCGTGCGCGGATTGTATGGGGCTGTTGCGTGACCACGCAAACACGGGGGAAGTCAAGAGTTCTGCCGCAGGCGTGAGGGACTTCACGCAAGGCGCTTGCAGCACGGGGAATCGAAGGGGCGGGTAAGCCAACACCCGCCCTTCAGGAGCAGCGTCTGCAGCGCCACACCCTCAAGCCCGAGGCCGCTGGAACAGTTGACGAACGACAGCCCGGGAATCGCCAGCAAGGATAGAGCGGCGACGAGACTCCACAAAGCACATGGAAGCTCCACAAACTGGCTCCACAAAGCCAGCCAGCAGGGCCCAGGTGCCGAAAAACACGGGCCGAGACCGAAGATTCAGGGAGAATGTGAGCCGGTGGCTAATGTTCGTTGCGCACGCTTCGCCAAAAAATCATCCAGCGTCATGTCGCTCTTGGCCCGGTTGCAGGACTTGCAGACGCAGCGCACGTTCTCGTAGGTGTGGGAGCCGCCGCGAACCATGGGCACCACATGGTCGATCTCGGGCGCCTTGGGGTTCCTAGTTCCCTTCAGCTCGCGGGGCGTGGGGTCGCCGCACAGGTAGCAGGCCCAGCCGTCGCGCTCAAAGACGCTGACCTTGCTGATCGTCTGGTAGGCGCAGCCGTAGAGTTTCGCGCGCTGCCGGTCGGTGGTGCAGGCGCGCTCCACCTTCTTCCGGTTGCTCACCATGGTGACGCAGCGCCGACTGCAATATCTCTGGTTCAGGCGCTCCCGCTGGAACAATTGCCCACACGCCGGGTTGGCGCACGTCACTTCGCCACTAGCCCTGGAATTGGACCTCGGATTGCAGCCGTAGCAGACCAGTCTTGGTTTGCCGGTCGAAAACATGGGCTTGGGATGCGGGCAGCTCTTGACCCGCCTCTCCCGCGCCTGCTCCGACTTCCTGGCATGGCGCCCAGCTCTGCTCTGGGCCTTGCAGGCATCGGAGCACAGCGCAAGGCGCTGCTTGGTCGGGACATAAGGCGTCCCGCAAAAGGAACACGGCTTGGGCTGCCCCTTGAGCTTGGGAGGTGCCCCGGGGTTCTTGAACGGACGGCCAGCCCCCAGTCGCCTACCGCCAGAGTTTGGGCGTGGACCACCGCTGCGGCCTTTCACGCCAGCCATGGCCAGCTCCCCGTGTGCCATGCCGGCGCCCGCCCACGGCGCTGCCTATACTTGCCATCAGCCATTTCAGCCTCCACCCAGGTTGCAATCGGTCAGAAGCCCGCAGCGATTCGCAGTCACTGCGGGCTTCGCCATTCTGAGGGCAAAGCACAGGCCATTTGCTGATTCCAAATGGCGCTCCCCGAGCGGCCCTGGAGTTCGCTTTTCTCTCTTGATAGGCGATGGCTAATGTTAGCCATACGCTGATTTAAGCCATGGGACGGAAAAAAAAATCCGAAAGAGAGAGCCGGTGGTTCCGTTCCCTCGGCGCGCCAAAGATCGGACCCCCCCGGGGGGCGCCAGCTGGGCGCCAGAGCTGCGCGCCGATCTAGCTGCGCCAGCTGCACCAGGGCGCCAGCTGCAGGGGCGCGCCTCAGCTGGGCCCGATGGCAGGGCGCACCAGGGCGCCAGATCCAGGGCGACAGGCACCAGAGCTGCGGACCAGGGGCGCGCCTCAGCTGCACCAGGGCGCCAGAGCTGCGCACCAGGGACAGGGCACAGGGCACCAGGGCGACAGCTGCGCACCAGGACCAGGGGCACCAGAGCTGCGCCTCAGTTGCGCCAGCTGCACCAGGGCACCAGGGCGACAGATCCAGGGACAGGGGCGCGCCAGATCCAGGACCAGGGCGCAGGGCACCAGAGCTGCGGACCAGGGACCAGGGGCCCGGGGGGTGCATGCGCAGGCACCAGAGCTGCGCCAGAGCTGCAGGACCAGGGCAAGGCGCGCCGATCGAGCTGCACCAGGGCACAGGGCACCAGGGACAGGGCGCGCGCCTCAGCTGGGCCCGATCGCAGGGACCAGGACAGGACCAGGGCGCCAGAGCTGCGGCGCACCAGGACCAGGGCGCAGGGCGACAGCTGCGGACAGATCCAGGACCAGGGACCAGGGCGACAGCTGCAGGGCACCAGGGGGCACCAGGGCACCAGAGCTGCGGACCAGGACAGGGCGCAGGGCATGCACCAGGGCACCAGGGACCAGGGACAGGGGCACCAGAGCTGCAGGGCGACAGATCCAGGGCGAAGGCAGGGCACCAGAGCTGCGCCTCAGCTGGGCCCGATCGGCGCGCGCCCTTTCGCCCTGGTAACGGCCACATTCTGTAAAAACGGGGCCCTTTGCAGCGGCGCAAGAATGGCTCCCCAGAGGGAAACGGCGCCCGTGCATCCTGTTACGTGGTACTTTTTCCACAGGCGCAATTCACAGGTTATCCACCGCACCAGGGGGAGACTTTGCGCCAGAGCTGCGCCAGCTGGGCCCGATCGAGCTGCGCCAGAGCTGCGGACCAGGACCAGGACACAGGGCGCCAGAGCTGCAGGGACCAGGGCACCAGAGCTGCGGCGCAGGACCAGAGCAGGGCGCACCAGGGGCGCAGGACCAGGGCACCAGCTGCACCAGAGCTGCACCAGGGCGCGCCAGCTGGGCCCAGAGCTGCGCGCAGGCACCAGGGGCCCGGGTTCACTAGGTGAGCTGCGGCGCAGGGCACCAGGGGCGCAGCTGGTGCGCCATGGGAGCGGCGCAGCTGGTGCGAGCTGCACCAGGGGCACAAAAGCAAAAGGGCCCGGTTTCCCGGGCCCCCTCATGCGGCGCAGCTGGTGCGGTCAATAGCGCTTCACGCTTTCAGGATCAAAGCGCCTGAATTCCGTTCCATCCTCGCGATGCGCCGCAGTCCAAAAGCCCTTTTCGGCCAGCTGGAAAGCTTTGCGCGCTGCCTTGTGCCAGCTGGCGCACCAGACAACCCGTGAAACCAGGGCGAAAGCATGCTCCCGGACAGTGACAAGGCATGGATTTTCAAGGATGAAAGTGCAGACATCCGGCCCATGGTTGTATTTGTGAATGATCGCGGCATATTCCGCAAAGATTTTCGCCTGAGTCCCCTCCTCAAAAGCAAAGGGAATGGAAACGGGGCCAATTTCAGAATCAAAAGTGAACATGGAAACACTCCAGGTTTCAGGGTTGATTAAATGATCCAAACGCCTTGCATTGCCTTGCCCTGCGGCGCATGCGATCGGGCAAGGGACAGCAGGTTTTCCAGCTGCGCAGCTTCTGCAGGCAAGGCGCGCAGGCTTGCCCCTTGAATTTGGTATTCCAGGCTTTCCAGCAGGGCGAGTGCATAGGCTGCAGCCTGCGGCGCATATTCATTGCCCTGCAGCTCTTGGCACTCCTCAGCAAACACAGCGGCAAAGCCTCGCAGGGATTCAGGTTTGCACCCGTAGGCATGCGCCATTGTGTGATTGTTCAAGCGGCGCAGCTGCTGTGCCAGCTTCGCAGGGTTGTTTGTATAGGTGCGGGCATGGGCCCATGCGGCAATGGCTGCGATATGACGGACAGAGCAAAGGACGCTAGACATGATGGAAACTCCAGAGGGTTAAAACATCAGGTGGACCAGGGCGCGCACCATATCGGCGAGCTGCGCGCCAGTCAGGGAAAGCGCTGCAGAACGGACAACGGCAAGAATCGTCGTTTTCATGCTGTGCCCCTCATGCTGCGATCGCGAGGGGGACAACCCGACGGGGCGCGTCCACAACGAATCCGCTCATGTCCGTTCGTGCCTTGCCTTTTGCGTAAAGCGCCACCACCACCCCCGGGGGGTCATAAGGGCGCAAATCCGAATTATCCCCAGGGACGCAGGGCAAGCCCAGGAAAGTATTAGGGATGTCCTGTTCATTGCGGAAAACAACCGCAATGCGCATGCCCTGGTCAATAGCTTGCCGGACATACTTTTGATAGGCAGGCAAACCAGAGTAGGAAAATGTCAGATCGTAGTTTTTGGGGATGCTGCGCCGATTAGGGAGCTTGGTGTAATCGTAGAAAATCACACCAGGAAAAACCGCCATGATATTGACGTATTCACCAGGGGCGCAGCCGATTTTCTTGGCCATGTTTTGATCGACAAACACAGGGATAAGCTCCCAGCGAATGTCACTTGTGCCATTCAGCCGAACCATGAAAACAAAGCCCTTGCGCTGGGCATAACGCAGTCGGCGCGCAATTTCCAAGGCGAGTGCCTGCATGAATTCCCGGCGAAATTGAACGAAAAGCCGCGCCTTATTCATGCGCGCGGCATTGACACTGCTCATATGTTCTGCGCGCCCTGCGGTAAAAAGGCAGGCATCCAAACAACCCGCAATTGCCGCCATAGCGCACAGGTTTTGCCCGGACAAGCTACCGGGCGCAAGGTACATGACAGCGGTTTGCACCAGCTGCGACTCGCCTTTTTTGGTTTTCGCATTCTCTGTGCCCAGCAAATCCGAAGGCACGTACAAACCAGCTGCGGCCGCCTTTTGAGCGAAAGCCTTTGCACAGAAATTCAGGTTTTCCATTTTCGCCCCCTGGTTAGATATTGCGAATGCGCTGGATGTCCGCGCGGATAATGGCGCGGATAGAAATACGCTGCGAAATATCGGCGCAATTGCGCGCGTGAATCAATATCCGAAGGGCCGATTCGATATGGATTCGATTCATGGTCTATTTCCTTTCAGTTCTGCAGATTCGCTGCAGTGCCGTGAAAGCCCGGGAAACCCGGGCCCAAATATGGCGGTTTACTTTCCCTCAGCTGCAAGCCAGTCGGAAACGGCTGTTTGCATGGGCACGCCCTGCGCCATGCGCTGCGCCACGTAAACCACAAAACCCTTTTGATCGGTCACAAAACCGCCATCTGTCAGCTGGGCATATGCCGTTTGCCCCAGGGTATCTGCCTTGAAAACCAGGGATTCGATTGAATCCGCGCCAAATGCCCGGGCAACTGCGCGCAGTTGAATCCGCGCCGTTTTCCACTCGCCGAAACAATCAAAGGCAGTATTGTTTTGCGCATGCGTTATGTCATGCCAAAACCGGAATGCGTAGTTTGCTTCCGGGCAATTGTAAACAGTCGCGTCACTTCCGCCACTCCACACCCGGAATGCGCGCCGTTGCATAAGGCACTCGCGATATTCGTTTTTGACCAGCTGCAGCGTATCGGGCGCAATTTCGCAGGGTTCATAAGAAAAGCCCAAAACGCGACCGATATGGTGCGAGTGGCGAATGAGAAACGAACCCAGGGCGCGCCCAGCAGCCGCAACGGTATGGGCGTTTACTTTCGGGTTTTGCATTTTCAATTTCCTTTCCATTCTGCAGATTCGCTGCAGTGCCGACTAATTCAGGGTTGATTGTCAAAACCGATAACGCAGCCAAATAAGGGCGCGCCATACCGCAAAGTAAATGCCGGCCACGGCAAAAATTCCTGCGACACAAGCCGGAATTGCGAAAGCAGCGACCGGGAAAGAAAAGGCGCCGACAAGCAAAATAAGCAGGGCGCCCCCCAGGAACAAGAAAATCAAGGACGGCAGATCCTGCGCGTCCCTCCTTGCTTCCATCCTTTTGCGAATCTGACTCATTTTTGCCCCTTTGCGCTTTTGCGCTTCACACATAACAGGACCGAACCCAGAGCCTATAGGCGACGCGCCTAGCCAGGAATACGTCAAGCCCCCTCGTTTGAGGGGGTCACACAGATTTAGGGGGGTGGACAAGGGGGGCGCGCCCAGTGCGAGCGTGCGAGCTGCGCCCCTGTGCCTGTCGCACAGGACCAGGGCGCACCAGGGCACCCAGGGCACAGCTGCACAGCTGGGCCCCTGGGCGCGCGCGCCACTTCACTAGTGACACAGGACACAGGGCACAGGGCATGAGCTGCACCAGGGCACCAGCTGCACAGGACCAGGGGCACAGCTGCACAGCTGGGCACCAGGGCGCGCGCCAGCTGGGCCCCCTCATGCGGCGCAGCTGGTGCGACAGGGCGCGGCGCAGCTGGTGCGAGCTGCACCAGGGCACCAGAGCTGCGCCGCAGCTGGTGCACCAGGGCGCAGGACCAGGGCGCGCGGCGCACCAGGGGCGCAGCTGGGCCCAGGGCAAAAAAGCACGACCGATCGTTTCTGAAACCGATTTCAGGCGATTTTTTCGGGGTCGAGCCCTGGGGCCCGGTCGAGCCGGGCGCCTGGGCAACGGCCCGGCGCTGGAAACGGAAAACGCCGACCCCCTTCCGGGGGAATCACGGGCGAAAACGGCCCAGCCAGTTTTTCCCAGGTCGAGCCCGGCCCTGCCGGCCGCACCCCTTCCGTGGGGATCACGGACGGCGCACCCCTTCCGTGGGAACGAGGGGCCGAAGCGCCGACCCCCATGAACGAGGGCTACTGTGCTTGCATCCATAGGCGCGCCGCCTATATGATCGAGGCTCGCAACGACCACCAGACAACGCAATGCCCACCAAGCCCACCACCAGCCAGCAGCGCCAGCTGATCCTGGACTTCGTGAAGATCGCGCGCAGCCTGGGCGCCATGGACATCGCTGTGCGGCTGCCCAGAAGCGACCGGCTCATCGCCACCAGCGCGGCGCATCAGATCCGGGGCGACCGGGCGCTGGCCGACTACCACGACGAGCTGGGCAACCGGGTGAGCCTGGACATGGACGGCGTGGTGCGCCAGTACCTGAAAGGCGAGAAGCCCAGGGCTGCCACCCCTTCCCCGGCTGTGTCGGTCGTGCTGCGCACCTGGGACAACGAGCTGGGCGGCTGGCAGCGCCAGTCCATCACCGACTGCGTGGTGGACGGGCTGGACGCCGAGCAGCTGCGCAACGCCGCCACGCTGGAGGAGATCGCCGAGGCCTATGTGCTGGCGCGTCACCCGACCCTGCGCCTGGGCGATTACGGCATCGACATCCGCCTGGGCTGAGCCCCTTCCCCACCACCCCATCCACCAGGAGCCACGACATGCAAACCACCAAGCCCCGTCTGGTCGGCGCCGACGACGCCACGCTGCAGCGCATGGCTGTGCAGTTCGCCCGCACGGTGAAGCTCAGCAAGTGCATCCGCCCCTGCCCGGTGACGCGCGAGCTGTACGGCACCACCGAAGCGGTCGTGGACCGCGAGCTGGTGACCGTGGAGCTGCGCGCCGCTGGCTTGGACGCCATCGCGCAGAACAGCGAGGCGCTGGGCGCCGCCTGCCGCGAGCTGGCCCACCTGCTGGCCGTCCGCAACAACTGAGCCCCTTCCCCGCCTACCAGGAGCCACCGCATGAACGTCCGCACCGCCATCCGCATCGCCCGCGAGTTGCGCCCCGCGATCGGCGCCCATACGCGCCTGATCGGCAACAGCAACGCCACGCAGGAGCAGTACGAGGCAGCCGAGCTGGCCAGCTCCGAGGCGGTGTCCCTGGCCAAGTACCTGATCTGCCACCTGGACGATCGCCACGCCGCTGTGGTGTTCGCCCGCGCCGTGGGAATGCCCGGCTACATCAACCTGCGCTGACCGGCAGCGCCTACCACCCCCACCCTCCAGGAGCCACCCCCATGAGCACCCACCGGGTCTACCGCATCGCCCTGCGCAACGGCAACAGCTACTGCGTCACCCGCACCGAGCAGCAGCTGGCCGACCTCGTGTTCGACCTGCTGAAGGACGGAGCCGAGCTGCACTACACCGAGCGGCTGAAGCATGACTGCGCCTTCCCGTACACCGCATGGCGCCTGGAGGACGGCGTGCTGAACGGCTCCATGCACGCCTGCGCACCCGCCTGAACCCGTCCCCATCACTACAGGAGCTGCACCATGCACACCCTCTACCGGGTCCACGCCAACGGCACCACGTTCGGGGACTACCTTGCCGACGACACCCAGGGCGCGCGCAACGCTTGCGCCATGGATGCCGGCTATGCGAGCGAGGCCGACATGGAGCGCCAGCTGGAGCGCCCCAGCGGACTGGTTGCCGAGCCCATCCCCTGCGTCATCACGCTGAGCTGCGAGGTCGCCAAGGTGCAGGCCGGCGGCTTCGTGTACTACGCAGAGTTCTACGTGGAGCCCGGCGCCGGCTTCGATGCCGACCTATACGCCCAGACCTTCGACCTGAACCGTGCCGAGATGGATGCGGACAGCGTGAAGGCGGCGCAGGACGCGGCGGCGCGGCTGGGCGCCGACGAGGTGCTGATGGTGGGCCGCGTCATCCAGCCGAAGATGTGACCACCGTTGAAGTCGCCACAAGGTTGCGAGCCCCCCTCCAGCGCCAGCCGGCGCCCGATCATCTGCACCCCCACCAGGAGCACCCCATGACCACCAGCACCGCGAACATCGTTGAGATCCTGATCTGGGCCCCGCAGGTCTGCGGGGAGGACCACACCGGCGCCACGGTCGCCGAAGCGGTGGCCTATGCCGCCAGCCTGGGCGGCCACGCCCAGATCCTGGGCGCCGACTGGGAGCTGTCCTGGTTCGCGGACTCCACCGACCCCTGGAACTGGATCAAGGCCCGGGGCCCGGTGCCGGCGCACCATGCCCAGGAGCTGGAGCGGGCGCTGCGCGCGCTGGCCACCTGAGCACCGAGCCCTGCGGCGCCAGCCCGGCCCAGCCGGGCTTTTTTTCGCCTGCGGCCCCTCGTTTGCATGGGAAGATGCTTGCGTTGATAGGCGTGCCGCCTATATGATCGAGGCTCGCTCAACGCACCGGAGACCGAGATGCCCAACTGGATTCGCCGCCCGCAGCTGATGGTCGAGACCCACCACGAGCTGGTGTATGCGTCCCTGACGCACGCGGGCACCGAGTACCGCTTCACCTGCAACGAGAAGGGCGAAGTGGAGCCGGCCGGGCAGACCGAGGCGCGGCAGCTGGCGCTGGCGCGCTGCGTCGCGGGCCTGGGCACCGCATACGCCCAGCCGCGTCTGGTCTCGCGCGAGCACAGCTGGTTCGACAGCGGCGCCATCCGCTGCCACTGCGGCGCGCGCCACGAGCTGGAGCGCCACGACAGCACCTGCGACAGCTGCGGCCAGGACTACAACGGCTTCGGCCAGGAGCTGCGCCCGCAGTCGCAGTGGGAGGAGGACTACTGAGTCCCCGCCCCTCCCCGCCTACCCGCAACACCCACAGGAGCCACCACCATGACCACCAGCGCCACCACCGTCACCGCCGCCGACATCGCCTTCTGCAAGCGCTTCCTGGCCGCCGTGTGCGGCACGCCCAAGAACGGCGCCCTGGCCACCCTCGCGCGCGCCACGCCCACGCTCTGCACGATCGAGGAGGAGAACGACGGCATCGAGCTGGGCTGCTACACCATCCAGAAGAAGCCCACCACGCGCCGCACCATCGCGGGCGTGGTGACGGGCCCGGTGGCCTTTGACGTGACCACTGCCCAGACCGTGGCCGCCCGGCGCGACGCGCCCGAGGATGCCGACCTCGTGAAGCTGGGCGAGGCGCGCAGCCTGCACGCCGCGCTGCTGGTTGTCATGAGCACCGAGCTGGAGCAGTTCGCTGAGGGCGTCCTGGCCACCTGGGGCGAGGAGGAAGCCGCCAAGGAATTCCGCAAGCTGTTCGTCTGAGCGCCACCAGGAGCTGCGCATGACCACACAGGCAACCGCCACCAAGATCCGGCAGTCCGATGTGCGCACCGTGTGGCGTATCGAGCTGGCCGGCGCGGCAGGCAAGCCGGGCAAGGTCTACCTCGCAACCACCTACCCCAACTCGGAGCTGGTCTTCCTGGAGACCGAAGCCGGCCGCGCCCTGGCCAAAGGCGTTACCACCAAGCTGCTCCCCGCCTGCCGCGACGCCATCCAGCGCGCGCTGTCCGCCTGACCACACCCACCCGCCCGGCCGCCGCGCCGGGCCTAACAGGAGCCACACCATGAAGCCCACCAAGACCGCCACCAGCAACGCACGCAAGGCCCGCGCACAGCGCGCCGACGAGATCATCTGCACCGTCCCCCGTGAGGACGACGGCGGCTGGTATCTGGATCTTTACTGGCTTTACTCCAATGGCCGCTATGGCGTCAGCGACACCGATGGCAACCACATCGACTGCTACGCCCGCGAGCTGCCCAACGCCCGCGAGGAGGCCGAGGCGTGGCTGGAATACGCCCTGCACGTCGAGCGCACCGGCACCGATCCCCTGGGCGAGTTCAACATCAAGGCGGTGGAGCGCATCAACGAGCTGTGGCACTTCAGGGTCGAGCCGGACGCGCAAGGCAAGACCCGCGTCCTGGCCGCGCGCCACCACAACGACGCCGAGACCCCGCTGGACGCGCTGCCCGAGCACGTCACCGACTACCTGCACCTGATCCCAGGCACGAACGTGTCCGATGACGACTGGACGGCAGTGGCCGACTTCCACGGGGTCAAGCCGGGCGACTGGCTGCAGGACACGGTGGAGTCCATCACGCGCCGCCCGGATGCCATGGTGCGCGCCGAGCTGATCGCGGCAGCCCAGGCCAGCGTCCAGGACCGCCGAAAGGCGCTGGACTGGCTGCCCGCCCGCAAGGGGCGCACGAAGGCCAAGGCCGCCGCCTGACCCATGCATGGCGCGCATAGGCGCGCCGCCCCCTCGTTTGAGTGGTGATTCTCTTGATCACATAGGCGCGCCGCCTATATGATCTGGGCTCGCTCAACGCAAACGGAGATCGACATGCAAGCCACCACCCTCCGCACCGGCACCGCCTTCGACGACATGGACAGCGACCTGGGCGCGCTGGCCGGCGAGACCGCCGTCTACGTCCCGGGCGAAGGCCGCAACCGTAGCGAGCCGCGCGAGGAGATGGTGGCGCTGCACGAGGAGAACTGCCCGAAGTGCCAGGGCTCGGGCCGCTTCCGGGGATTCACGGGCCGCCTGCTGGGCCAATGCTTCACTTGCCAGGGCAGCGGCAAGGTGTTCTTCAAGACCAGCGCCGTGCAGCGCGCCAAGTGCCGCGAGCAGGCCAAGGCGCGCGAGGAGCGCAAGCAGCAGGAGGCGCACAGCGCCTTCGCGGCCGAGCACCCGACCGAGTGGGCCTGGATGCAGGAGCGCGCCCTGCGCTGGGACTTCGCCCGCTCCATGGTCGAGGCGGTGGCCAAGTGGGGCCGCCTGACGGATGGCCAGCTGGCCGCCGTGCGCAAGTGCATCGCCAAGGATGCCGAGCGCGCCCAGCTGCGCGCCGCCGAGCAGCAGCAGCGCGCCGAGCTGGAGCGCACCGCCCAGGTGGTGAACATCGCCGCCGTCGAGGAAGCCTTCCAGCGCGCCAAGGACCGGCAGGTGAAGCGCCCGAAGCTGCGCCTTGCCGCCGATGCGGTGGAAGGCGCCGAGGCGGCCGAATACGTGTTCAGCCCGGCCGGCGAGAACAGCCGCAACGCCGGGTCCGTCTACGTCACCACCCGCCCGGAGCGCGGCGAGGAAGGGGTCTACCTGGGCAAGATCATGGGCGGCAAGTTCCTGAAGGTGCGCGACTGCAGCGCCGCCCAGGAAGCGCAGATCGTCGCCGTCGCATCCAACCCGGGCGAGGCCGCCAAGGCCTACGGGCAGCGCATCGGCGCCTGCAGCGTGTGCGGGCGTGAGCTGACGGACGGCAAGAGCATCGACATGGGCATTGGCCCGATCTGCGCAGCGCGCTACGGGTTCTGATCCTTCCCGCCCGGCCGCCGCGCCGGGCCCCTTCCAGACCACCAGGAGCACCACCATGCTTGAGTTCAACGGCAGGAAATTCGCCCGGACCACGACCGAGCCGGCTGCTGGCACCGAGATCCACGGCTTCTGCAAGCGCGAGCGCAACGGCTGGAAGCTGTACGACATGCAGCGCCAGCTGCAGGCATTCCTGGTCGATAACGCCCACAAGGAGCGCTTCATCGTCACGGCATACACCTTCGCTGGGGACGGGCGCGACCGCTTCATGTTCTCCACCACCACGGCAACCGAGCGCTGGCTAGGCATCGAGGGCTGGACCATGGCCCAGGAGCGCGCCGAAGCGGAAGCGGCTGTCGCGCGCCTGCTCACCCCGGCGCCCGCCGCCTGACCCTCCCGCCACCACCCACAGGAGCACCACCATGAGCGAGATCAACACCTACGAGCAAGCCCTGGCCGCCGGCTACACCCCCGGCACGATCGTCACCATGTATCGCGGCTTCTGCATCCGCCGTGCGGATGTGAGCGGCGGCAACAGCTTCGGCTACACGTTCGCCCTGGTTGTCCGCATCGACCAGTTCGACCGGCTGGAGCTGGACTACTCGGATGTCATCGGCCTGTGTCACGACGAGGGCTTCCGTCCGCTGCAGTACGCGCGCACCACCAGCCTGTGGCTCAAGGACGGACTCAACCAGCTGCGCAAGCCCGGCAGCTTCGCCGTGCTGTTTGCCCCCGAGGACTGGCAGCGCGGCATGGACATGGCGAAGGCCGCCATTGACCGCTGGATGGATGAGCACCCCGAGGTGGCCGCACGGCAGGCCGCGATCGAGCAGGAGATCCAGGACACGCACGAGCGGCAGGCTCGCCGCTGGACCGAGCGGCAGGCGCAGCGCGCCGAGCGCAAGCCACTGGTGCATCTGGTCCAGGTGTACCACCCCGAGACCGGCTCGCGCGTGGTGCCCGCCGCCAGCCTGGACAACGCCCGCCGCGAGTTCCCCGGCGCCACGCAGCTGAGCGTGTTCACCTTCTGCTGACCTGTACCCCCAGCCCCGCCCGGCCGCCGCCGGGCTTTTTTTCGCCTGGGTCACCCCGCGAACGCGTGGCGAAGTGCTTGCCTTGATAGGCGCGCCGCCTATATGATCAAGGCTCGCAACGACGCACCGGAGAACACGATGCCCTTCGTCATCTGCCCGACCTGCCGCAACAACGCATACGCCCGCAAGGGGGTCGCCGAGGCGACCTGCTTCCTGGACCACACCTTCCCCGTGGCCGGCAACGAGCAGCCCAAGACCACCAGCGACCTGCTGCGCGATGAGGTCGAGGCGATCGCGGCCGAGTTCCCCGACCTGGGCCTGTCCTTCGGCTACATCGGCAATTGGGAGCGGGACTTCGATGACCGCGACTTCCGCGTGTTCACCAACCGCTGCGACCAGCACCTGCGCAGCTACTCCATGCACCTGGGCGGCGCCAAGTCCCTGAAGCGCGCCCTGGACAGCTTCAAGGCCGGCGCGCTGCGCGCCTTCTGCGAGCGAGCCATGCAGCAGCAGCGCCGCTACTACTGACCCCTTCCCCGCCCACCCGCACAACCACCAGGAGCCACGCCATGGAAACCATCACCAACCTGCACGCCGCGATCGAAGCCCACAAGCCGGCGCTGGCCGCCAGCTTCACCAGCCGCGTCGAGTCCATGTTCGCCAACCTCGTGTCCAAGTTCGGCGTGCGGATGGACGGCATCTACAACACCACCAGCGCCAAGGTGTGGCGTGAAACGCTGAGCCCGTTGTGCTCCCACACCCGGGCCAACGACCTGCGCCGCAGCGCCGAGTACCACCTCAACCCGGAGAGGGTGGCCAAGGCCGCCGCCGAGTACGCCGACGCCACCACCGCCGCCTGGGAAGCCAAGATCCAGGCCAAGCTGGGCGAGCTGGACGCCGCCACGGTGCACCGCCTGGAGGGCGTGCGCTTTCGCATCACCGGCACGCGCGCCGGCCGCGCCGTCGAGATCCAGCAGGACATGATCCTGAACGTGTCGGCCAGGGGAACGGTGTTCAACCAGTTCCCGGCGCGCATCTACATCGACCGCAAGTTCACGAGCGAGGCCGCCTACAAGCGGCTGTTCGCCCCCCAGCAGGCGCAGACCACCTGACCCCTGACCGACCCGCCCGGCCGCCGCGCCGGGCCCCTCCAGTCCCGCCAGGAGACCGCCATGAACGAACTGGTTGCCGCCCTCAACGCCGCCTTCGCCGGCACCCTCTATGCCGTCGAGGAGGACTACGGTGAACTGCTGTTCTCCCACCTGGACGAGCCCATCGGCTTCGGCGAGCTGCCCGAGGAGCTGCAGCACGCCGCCAACGAGCTGCTGGCAGGCCCCTTCATCCACCTGCACCACGCCTGAGCTGGCCCATTGGACCGTCCAACAGCCACCCCTTCCCCACCTACCGAGGAGCAAGACATGAGCACCACCTGGACCCCCATCGGCGGCCTGACTGAGAACCCGGGCGAGTGGAGCGACAACAATGGCGGCTACATCTCGGTGGCCCAGAACGACGATGGCGTGATCCGCCGGCAGTTCCGTCCCCACCCCTACCAGGGCGAGCCCTACACGCTCTACACCGGCGACCCCAAGGACCAGGGCGGGCCCAATGTGCCCGATGGCGTGGTCGCATTCCGGTCGCCGGAAAAGGCCGCCGCCCACCGCCGCAAACTGGAGGAACAGGAAGCACTCAAGGGTGTGACCTGGACGGCATCCGGGACGGTCAGGACAAAGGCCGCGAGCGTTGACGCCGCCATTCAAGCGGCGGCCGAGCACCTGCGTTATCGGCCTGATGGCGGCAGCGCCAGCGTGCGCGTCGATGGCGTGCTGGCCGCAGACATCGAGTGCTCTTACGCCACCGGCTGGGCCTTCAAGGTCGAGCGTCACAGCCAATGGACCAAGAAGCGCGCCTGACCCCTTCCGCCGCTACCCAGGAGCCACGCCATGAGCAAGCCACGCCACGAGCACCGGCTGCACGAGCTGGTACGAAACGTCACCCAGGCGCAGGCCGACGCCTGGGCCAAGCGCTGCGACCGCAGCTTCGCGTTCTGCATTGAGCTGCTGGGCCTGTCCGTGGAGCGCCACGGGCTGGACTTCTGCGAAGCCTGGGCCGCTCGCCTGGAGGAGCGCTTCCAGGAGCTGGACGATGCCGCGTGGCGCGAATACTGCGCCGCCGACGACGCGTTCTGGGCCCAGCAGGAGCACACCATGCCCAGCTATCAGGACTGGCTGCGCGACCAGGAGCCCGACCGACCCATCAGGGTGGACAGCTGGGCATTCGACCGGCACATGGAGCTGCAGCGCGAGCGCCTGGACGGCTACCGCTGAGTCCACCCCTTCCCCGCTTACCCACAACCCCCACAGGAGCCACCCCATGGAAACCATCACCCGCGACACCATCACCACCCAGACCCTGAGCGCCGACGCCCTGCGCGAGCTGGTGCTGCTGGGCCTGAAGGCCAAACGCCCCAACGACCCCGTCATCGAGCTGCTGGCGATCAAGCCGGGCGAGCGCGACACCTACGAGCTGACCCTGCGCCGCGCCCCGCAGGACGCCGACTTCGTGCGCGCGGTGCTGCACTTCCAGCCCGAGCACGTCGCGCAGGCACTCAACCAGCTGACCCAGGCGGGCCGGCTCTGGCTGGGCTTCACCAAGGCCGACATGGCGCGCGAGTACCGGCGCGCCTGCGCCCACACGCCGGGGCTGCTGCCCACCGGGGTGGCCGAGCGGCTGCGCCGGCTGGATCTGCAGCAGCTGGCGCAGTGCGCCCAAGCCTGCGAAGACGGCACCCCCTGGACCGGCGCCTGAGCCCGAGGAGAGCAGCATGCTGATCGGTTTTCTGGGGTGGTACGCCGAGGCGTGCCACAGCGCCAACTTCGCCGACCGGGGCACCCGCTACAACGTGCTCCACATCCTGGTGCCCAGGCTGGCGCGCGAACGGCGCGAGCTGCTGCAGGGGCTGGCCCAGCAACGCAAGCACAGCCGCCCGCTGCCGCCCGAGTACCGGCGGCTGGTGCTGGAGGACGTGGCCGACTGCCGCCGCGCCATCCAGGCGGCCCGGCGCCGCGCCCGGGAGCACGGCCATGGATGATCTGGAGGCCACCCGAGAGCAACTGAAGCGCGAGGCCCGGCTGCACTGCGCCGAATCCCTGCTGCGCCTGGGCGACCAGGGCAACGGCCCCGTGACGGTGCTGCTGTACGAGCTGCAGCGCATCCAGCGCATGGCGCCGCACGAGTTGCTGGCGCAGCGCGCCCCCGAGCCCGAGCCGCAGCTCCTCTGACCCTTCCCCGCCCCGCCCAGCCCGGCCGACGCCGGGCTTTTTTTCGTCCGCGCGCCACCCCCTCGAATGCGGGGACAAATACTTGCGCAGATAGGCGCGCCGCCTATATGATGTGTCCATCGCAGCAAACAAAGCAGCGACGCCGAAACAGCCTCCCGGCGCCAGGAGGCAGATCCCAGGAGCCACACCATGTACGAAGCCATCACCCCCGCCGCCCGTTTTGGTCGCGACGCCACGGTGATCCGCAAGGACCGCGCCCTGACAACCGATGAGCTGCGCGCCGTGGTCCCGTCCCTGTTCGCCCCGGGCGCTCACGAAAGCCGCTCGCAGCGCTACACCTACATCCCCACCATTGATGTCCTGAGCGAGCTGCGCAAGGAGGGCTTCATGCCCTTCAAGGCGATGCAGTCCAAGTGCCGCGACGTGTCTAAGCGCGAGTACACCAAGCACGCGCTGTGGCTGCGCCACACCTCGCAGTACGACCGGGGCCAGCTCAAGCAGGTGGGCGATTCGGTGCACGAGATCGTGCTGCTCAACAGCCATGACGGCACCAGCGCGTACCAGATGAAGGCCGGCGTGTTCCGCCTGATCTGCACCAACGGCATGGTGGTCAGCGACGGCGCGGTGCAGGACATCCGCGTGCCGCACAAGGGGGACGTGGGGCATGAGGTGATGCGCGGCGCTTTCGAGGTGCTGGACGGCTTCACCCGCGTGGTGGGCCCCAAGGTCGAAGACATGCGCCGCATCACGCTCAGCGAGGAGGAGCAGACCATCATGGCCGACGCCGCCCTGATGCTGCGCTTCGATGACCCGAGTCGGCCGGCGCCCGTCACCGCCAACGACATCAACGTGCCGCGCCGCTGGGAGGATCGGGGCAACAGCCTGTGGCTGACTGCCAACCGCTTTCAGGAGAACCTGACCAAAGGCGGGCTGGATGGCCGCAACGCGCGCGGCAAGCAGATGAAGACCCGCCCGGTGCAGGGCCTGGACCGCGACGTGGGCCTGCAGTCGGCGCTGTGGCAGCTCACCGAGCGCATGCGCGCCCTCAAGAACGGCGAGCCCATCCCCGAGATGACGCGCCCGGCTGAGGATCTGGTCGCCGCCTAAGCACCACCGGCCCGGCCGCCGCGCCGGGCCCCTTGCGATGCATCCACAGGAGCAACACATGCAAGCCGTCACCATCTACCGGGTCTCCTACACCTTCATGGGCAAGCAGAAGGACCACCTGTGCACCAGCCCGGATCAGGCCGACAGGACCGCCGGCTTCTACGCCCACCTGAAGCCCACCATCACACAGGAGCCGGGCGGGCTGTTTGAAGTGGGCGATCTCGTGGAGGTCGAGCTGCACCGTGGCGGCGTCGAGGATGACGACGGCATCACCACGGGCGGCAGCTGGATCGGCCCCGTCACGGGTCTGGTGGACAAGGTGTTCCACAACAACGCCACCCTGGTGGAGCCGAGCACGAAGCGGCTGCTTCAGGTTATCTCGCGCATCGCCGGGGAAGTCGGCTACCCGTACCGCAACGCGCGGCTCGCCAGCAAGGGGTGACCATGCCCAAGCCCCGCACGCAGCTGCTGACCTACCGGCAGTCCCGCAAGGCGAAGTGCCAGCACCGGACCCCCTGCAGCGATTGCCCCTGGGCCCGCAAGGCGCTGCCGGGCTGGCTGGGCGCCTTCAAGGCCCAGCAGTGGCTGCACATCGCCCACAGCGACGACAAGGTGGACTGCCACACCCTGCGCGGCGCGCAGTGCGCCGGCATCGCCATCTACCGGCGCAACGTGGTCAAGACCCCGCGCGACCCTGAAGTGCTGCGCCTGGAGGCCGACCGCGCGACCGTGTTCGCCACCCCGCAGGAGTTCTTGGACCACCACGAGCAAGGCCCCGTGAGAATCAAGTGGCAAGCATAGGCGTGCCGCCTATACTCGGAGCCCCCAACAGGAGAACAGACATGGCAACTTGGCTTGGATCGCGCGCATGGCACTGCGGCAACCCGGAGTGCCCCGAAGGCGGCTGGCACAAGGCGCTGTACGAGCACGACGCCGCCACCGATACCTTCACGGTGGACGAATACTCGGACGGCAAGACCGAGGAGATAGATGAGGATGAGGTGCCCGGCCAGCTGGCGCTGGATGCCTCCTGGCTGTCGTACAGCATCGACGTGGCGCGCACCGGCGCCGACCCGCTGCACGCCTTCCCGGTGCCCCGCACCAGCCCCACCGCCGAGTGGTGGGAAATCTGCGTGCAGCCGGCCCCCAACGGCATGGCCAACCTCCTGGGCGCGCGCCCGTTCGGCGCCCAGACAGCCACGGCACCGCTGCCGCTGTGCGTTGCCGAGAGCCTGGGCGTGATCCCGGACACCGGCACGCTGCGCACGCCCTGGGCCCAGCTGCAGGTCGCCGAGCCGCCGCTGGTCGCCAACCAGTGGCACCCCGTCCAGCTGATGGTGCAGCGCGATCGCCCGGCCGAGCAGGTGGAGCACGAGCTGAAGCTGGCCGCCTGCGACTTCATCGCCCAGCGGCGCAACGCCAAGGCTTGACCCCTTCCCCGGTTGGCGCTGCCAACCCTTCCCCCGCCACCCACAGGAGCCACACCATGAGCCAGAAATCCGTCAGCGTCGCCATCAGCAACGGCCAGATGCGCGTGCAGTGCCCGTTCAATGAGCTGTTCATCGGCAGCGCCCACAAGAGCACGGGAACCTGGGATCGCATCAACAAGTGCTGGGTGTTTGACGCGCGCAACGAGGTGCCGGTGCGCAAGTTGCTCGCCAAATACTTCGGCACCGATGGCGACTCCATTCCCGACGTGGTTTCGCTGCGCGTGCGGTACGCAGCCGGCGAAGGCGTGACGCGCGGCCCCATCACCCTGTTCGGCCGCATCATCGCCCGCGCCGAGGACCGCGACGGCGGCGCCGAAGTGGGCTCGGGCGTGCTGGTGGAGAGTGGGGGCTTCACCAGCGGCGGCAGCCGCGCGAACTGGTGCACCGAAGCCGATCGCCAGGGCGCCGTGGTGGTGCTGCACGACTTTCCGCGCAAGCGTGCGCTGCAGCTGGTGGAGTCCGACCCCAAGAGCTACGAGATCGTGAAGCCCGAGCAGCCCACCATCGACGTGGAAGGGCTGAGCGCCGAGCGCGAGCGGCTGGCCGCACGCATCGCCGAGATCGACGCCGCCCTGGCCACCGCCAGCATCGTCAAGAAGGCTTCAGCCTGAAGGAGCCAGCCATGGAATCCGATCTGCTACTGGTGGCCGACCACACCCTGACACCGGACGAGCGCAAGCTGTTCCTGGACCGCTTCACTGCCGTCAACCGCCACTATCGCGGCGCCCATGTCGCGGACGTGCTGGAAGTGCTGTACGACACCGACGCCTATTGCGGCCACGTCGAGCAGTTCCTGGAGGAGCACCCGGAAGTGCCTGGGCCGGTCGGGGCCCTGGCCCTGCTGTGCGCGATCCTCCTCTACAACGGCCCCGGCGAGCCCACCGACGCCCAGGCGCTGGCGCTGGCCGATCGCATCACCAAGGCCGCCGCGCGCGACTGACCCCTTCCGGGGGAATCACGGCGAGCACCGCCTTCAGCCCCGCGCCGCAGCCGTTGGACCGTCCAACAGCCCTGACCCAGCGCCTGGGCCGATCCCGCTTCCTTCCCGGGCCTTCGCTGGCCCGTTTTCATGCCACCCCTGAAGCGAGTGGGGTGGCTGCGACAATCTAGGCGCGCCGCCTATACTGCGCGCAGCAGACCACCAGGAGCGCTCATGGCTGGCCCTCACCGTCATCGCGGCCCCCACACCATCGTCCTCGGCGACGGCTGGAAGCAGTTCGTTCCCCTGCCACCACAAGGCTGGGAGATGCTGGGCACGATCCACCGGGTCGAGGCCGGCACGGGCGCCCTGGTGCGGTCCCCGAAGGGCGAGTATTTCTGCGGCAAGGGCATCACGCTGGAGCCGTTGATCCATCGCAAGGTCGAAGGCGCGCTGCGCGCCGCCGGCCACCCGCAACACAGGAGGAGCATCGCGCCATGAGCACCGCCACGATCGAACAACCGAAGGCCGCCAGCAAACCGAAGCGCCGCCTCAACCGCATCCAGGTGCCCTACCTGCCGGCGCCCACGCCCGAGCGCGTGCGCGCGCTGCGCCTGGAGCTGGGGCTGACGCACAAGCAAGTGGCCAAGCTGCTGCACCTGTACGACGCCCAGGCCGCTACCCGGTACGAGCGCACGGACGAGGCCGGCGAGTCCGGTTACTCCATGCACCCGTGCGCCTGGGAATGGCTGAACACGCTGGCCGGCAAGAACAACAAGTTCGTGCTGGTCAACCGCGAGGTGGCCGAGACCCTGGGCCTGCCGGCGCGGCCGAAGCTCGACAGCGCGCTGGAGAGCTGAGCGTGGAGCAGCGCAAGGCGTTTGAAGCCTGGGCCCGAACGCAGGGCTGGAGCCTGACGCGCGTCACCGGCAGCGACGACTACGCCTGGGCGCCGGCTCGGGCCGCCTGGGCAGCGTGGCAGGAGCTGGCGCCGGACGCCGAGCGCTGGCGCTGGGCGCTCAAGCGCAACCGGCCCGCGCTGCTGGCCATCGCCTACAGCTCCCGCGCCGCGTGCGCCTACGGTCTCGACGAGGTGGAGGACGCCTACGCCGCCGCGATGCGCGAGGCGCCCTGACCCCTTCCCCGGCTGCGCGGGACAGAAAAAAGCCCCGGGGTTTGCCGTGCCCCGGGGCTTTTCCATTTCTGCAGAAACTCGGTGAGGACCAGACCAGCCGCCGCTGGTTGCGCGCCGCCTGCGAGGCAAGCTCCCTATTTGCGGCGCTGCAATTCGGGGCCCGTGTCCCAGCGCGTGCTTCCTGCACGCTCGGCTGAAACCTCACCATGTGGGCTGTGAGTCTATACAGGTTTATTAACCTGTGGGTAACTAAAGCCCTTGGATCTACCGGCCGCCGCGCCAGCGCCACACCGTCCAGGGCCACAGCACCACCAGCACGAGCGCCCAGTGCAGCGGCGCCGCGTCGATCCGGCGCCACAGGGCCTGTTCGTAGTCGTCCACCCACGCCAGCACGGTGCAGCCGAGCGCAACCCAGCACAGGCCCAGCAGCGCCAGCGCGACCAGGATCTGCAGCACCGTCAAAGCTCAGGCACCCCGGAGAAGAACGCGCGAGCGCTGGCGAGCACACGATTGAACTCGTCGGGCAGCAGCAGGTGCTTGCCGCGCCCGAGCACGAAGTCCGCCTCCCTGTGCGGGTGCGGCAGGTCCAGCGGCACCACCTCCCTGGCGACCTTCCAGGTGTCGCGCGAGCCGTCCCAGACGCGGACGTGCTTCACAGTCCACAGCTCGCCATTGGCGTCCCAGCGCTCGGACACCACCACCGTGGCGCCGGGGCTGCCCGGGTGGTCGATCACGCGGCGGCGGAAGATCGGGAACGCCGTCTTGACCTCGGCGGTTTCGCGGCGGGTCTCCACCACGCGCAGTGTTTGCATACTCATGGGCTGTCACCTCTGGGCGAGGAAGCGCTTCATCTGCTGCTTCACCTCGTTGACCTTGTTGTCGATCTCGCTGAGCAGGTGCGCCACGAAAGCGCGCTCGGCGTCCGTCTTGCCGATGGAGTAGCGGGCCTTGCCGGTGCCGTGGCAGGCAGTGCACTTGAGCTGCGGCCCACCATGGCGGCCGATGAACGCCCGGCCGGCGCACTTGTGGCAGTCCCCGAGCAGGTACGCCTGGAGGATGCGGCCAGCGATGGCCAGCACGTCCTTGTCGGTGCCGACGTTGTTCTCCAGGGCCGCCTGGACCACCCGGCGGTGGTGGCGCTCGCACGCGGCGCGGTGCTGCTGCAGCTGCTCGGCGCTGGCCTTGGGGCCCGGGGCGCGCGGCTCGGGCGGCAGCCCGCGCAGCGGGAACTTCGACGCCTGCGCCAGCACCCAGGCGCCGAACGCTTCCTTGGCGCCGGCCAGCGTCTTCAGGTTCTCCGTCACCGTGAGGGCATCGTGGGCACGCTGGTGCTCCAGCCGCTTCTCCAGCTTCTCGATCTCGGTGGCGATCTCCTCCTTGTTGGCGTTGCGCCGCTTGGACTTGATCTTCCAGCCCGCGATCTGGTCCTGCAGTTGGCGCTGGTAGCCCTCGGCGGCCAGCACCAGCCCCCGGGCCGCGTCGTACTCGCCGCGCAGCCGGAACAGGTACAGCCCCACCGCGTCCGTCACCCAGCCGGCGGCGATCAGCAGGTCCAGCGTGCACGGCGCCTCCAGGTTCAGCGCCAGCTTCTTGGAGCTGACCGCCGCGAGGTAGCGCTCCTCCATCTCGGCCGGCGTGTCGGCGCTGACGATCTCACCCTCGCCGACCTCGATGTGCGAGCCGTGCCCGTGGTGGATCTTCGCGTTCAAGTGCGCTGCTCCCCGAAGATGTCGTCGAAGATGCCGTCGAAGGCGCCACCGAACGCCCCGGGCTGGTCGCCGCTGGCACCGGCAGGCCGGTCCTGGGGCGGCTCCTGGCGCGTGCGCTGCATCCGGCGGACCAAGTCCACCAGCAGCAGCACATCCCTGGCCACACGCTCGCGGTTGGCCTTGGACATGCCATCGAGCACGTCCCTGGAGCGCTTCTCGATCTCGTCCAACTGGTTCATCACCGCTCCCAGGCCAGTTTCTCGCTCACCCACCCCGGGTGCCGGGACTCGCCGGCATACGGGCTCTCGCCGAACAGCTCGCACAGCTCGCTGAACTTCGCCCAGGTCAGCCCCTCGCGCGGGTCCACCTGGATGAAGCGCGACAGCTGCCCATCCAGCATCTCGGGCGCGTCGTCCAGGATGGCGTATTGCTCCACCTCGGGGTGCTGCGCCAGCCAGTGCGCGATCTCCAGCCCCCGGTTCCCGAGCTGCGGCGTGGCGTCGACGATCGGCAGGCCGAACGCCTGTGCCGCGTCCTGCCAGCGATGGTCCTGGCGCCACGCCGAGGACCACACGATGGAGATGCCGGCCGACTCGCACAGCCGCCGCAGCAGCGCGATGGCCACCTGATCGAACATGCCCTGGTGGTGGAGCTTCGACGGGTAGCCGCCGAAGGCGATGAAGGACCGGGTGCTGTTGAGCACGCCGTCTACGTCAAGAAACAGGGTCTTGGCTCCCATGCGTCAAAGTCCCCACGTCCTGGCCTTGATGGCCTGCGCGATGCCGCGCGCCTCACGCGATTGCGCGCGCAACTGTTCAAACTCGGGCGTGCCGAACTTGTGGTCCTCCCACGCCTGCTGCAGCAGCACCGGACGGCGGGCCTCGGCGATCTTGGCGCACTCCTGGCGCTCAAACGCCGCCACCAGCCGCACGAGGTTGCGCAGCGTCTTGATGTTGGGACGCAGCGGCCGGGCGAAGCCGGCGAGATCCATCAGCTTGAAGAACTCCGCGTCGTTCATCAAGCCGGCTCCCCGCCTTCGCTGTCGGTGATGCCATCGGGCACGGGCATCCTCGCCTCGTACTCCAGGCGCGTCACGGGCTCGGGCGTGCGCTTGCACACCGGCGCGCCACGCACGGGGCGCACATGGGTGTAGGTGTCGCCATAGCGCACCACCAGGACGCCGCCGCAATGCAGGCAGACCTTGTTCACGAGGTTCACCGGCCTACTCCTGGACGCCATAGAAGGCGATCACGATCAGCTTCTTGACGTAGGCGTGGGCCGCCTTCTCATCGAAGCCCAGGACAAGCAGATCCCCGCACTCGTCCAGCTCGCCAGCGATGAAGCCCGCCTTCACCAGCGGCTTATAGAGTTCGTACTCCCAGCCGCTGTTGCCCCAGGGCGCCTTGCCACTGAAGCTGTCGTTCTCGTTCCACAGCTGCACCAGCAGCTCGCACAGGTAGTCCCGCACCGTCAGCTGGTCGCCCGCGTCGCTGTCGAAGCGAACCTCCAGCGCAGCCTCCAGCCCCTTGTCGGTCGGCACGTCGGGCATGGGGACGTACCGTGCCCCGTCGATCAAAACTTCCACGATCTCAGGCTCCCTGTTCGGCCGCCTCGCGGGCGACCATCCACAGTTGACGAATACGACGATCAAAACGGCCCCAGGCCTCGGGGTCGTTGTCCAGGTCGGCGCGCGAGCGGATCTCGCACACCAGACGCAGGGTTTCGGCGGCCAGGGCGGCGCCCGGGTCGCCCGTGACTTTCCTGCCGGCCAGCCGCGCGCGGGCCAGCGCGGTGGTCTTGACGAAGCGCTGCTCCAGCCAGAGCTGGAACGCATCCTCGGCACACCAGCGGGCGGCCAGCGCGCCGCGCACGCCCCCCTTCCCGCGCTCGGGCTCGGGCGGCTGGCGCTGCTGCTCGCGCTCCAGCTGGTGGTCGCTCTTGAGCGCGGCCACCACCAGTTCCTTGCCCGGCTCCTTGAACCAGCGGTCGCGCACCAGCTGCGCATCGCAGGGCTCGACGTAGCCATAGAGGCGCACGTTGCCGCTGTCCAGGGTCTCGACCGAGGCGCTGGTGGCGCGCACCGCCTCCTCGCCAGGGCTGCCCAGCGGCAGCAGCGCCATCGCGGTGCCGCGCGTCTTGAACCACAGGAAGGTGGCGTCGGCGTGCACCCCCTTCTCGATCTTCAGCACGAACTTCAGCGAGTCGTCGGCCGAGGTCCAGGAGCGCCCGGACTTGGCTTCGATCAGGCTGTCGCCGACCAGCTGCCCGTCCTGGCCCACCTCGACCCCGGCCTGCATCACGCCTCCCGCTTGCCGGCGCAGCTGGCGCAGTCGCCGCCGCAGCCGTCCTTGGACGGGCTGGCTTCCACGTAGATCACGCGCTCACCCAGGTTGCGGATCGGCATGCCGCCCACCTCGCGCACGTCGCCCGGCAGGATGGCGGTGGGCGGCGGACGCGTGGGCCTGGGCGGCGCAGGCGGGTAGTGCGACGCCGGCCGGTTGCGCAGGCGCCCCTGGTGCTCGGCCCAGGCGTCGGCATTGCGGTTGTGGGCCCACTCGCTGGCGAGATAGAACACCACCAGCGCGACCATGGCCGCCAGGAACGGAAACCAGGGCGAGGTCCGCGCCCACTCGACGATCGGGTGCAGCCAGTCCATCAGCGCCCCACAGGCACACCCATGAACGGGATCGGCGCGCCGGCATACATCGACTGCGGCAGCGCGCCATCCCAGCGCTCGGCCTTCACCTTCTCGACCTCGATCTTGCGCAGTTCCAGCACGTCCTGGCTCTGGCGCAGCGCCTCGTTCTGGATGCGCAGGGCATCGGCCTGGGCCTTGGCTGCCGTCATCACCGCATAGGCCGCACCGTCCGCCGTCCTGCGCGCCGCCTCGGCTTCGGCCTCGGCCACGGCGACCTTCTCCTTCTGCTCGGCCTGCACGCGCAGCACCTTGTTCTCGGCCGCCTGCCGCAGCTCCTCCTCAGTCACCTTGCGGTTGATCGCCTCCATGTACTTCTCGTTGAAGGCGAAGTCCGTCATGTCGTTGCTGATGATGTGAGCACCGAACACGGCCACCTTGGCACCCAGGCGCTGCTTCACGTCCACCGACACCTCCTCGCGCCGCGTCACCAGCTCGGGCGCGGTGAAGCCGGCCGTGGCCGCCTTGAAGGCTTCCTGCGTCGCGGTGGCGACATAGGGGTCCAGGTCGCCGTCCTTGGAGAAGCGCTCATAGACCATCACCTCCTGGCCCGGCGTGATGGCGTAGCGAGGGACCATGCTGACCGTCACCGGCTGGCGGTCAGCAGTCGCACCCTGCGCGCCCTTCACCTCCACCGAGTTGGCGCGCATGTTCATCAGGTGCATCTGCTCCCAGGGGAACAGCAGCATGAAGCCCTCGTGATGAACGGCGGTGGTCTTGCCGCCGATGGTGATGATGGCGCGATGCCCGCTGGGCACCGAGCGCAACGGCCAGTAGGCCATGACGACGATCAGCGCCAGAAAGACGGCGAAGGCGCAAACCGATGCCTGGACAACCTTCAGCTGGCCGCGCTCGGTGAAGAAGACGTTCTTGATGTTCATGGGGAGGACGGTTCTCTTGGAGATCAGGCGCCCTGTTCGGGCGCGGGGGCATCCGGCAGCTCGGCCGCCGGCTGTTCGTTGGCGGCCTGGGCCTGGGCCTGGGCCGCAGCCTGCTGCTCCAGCACGTACTGCACGCCGTCGCGGAAGCCCGCGAGGTGCGCCTCGGTGAAGACCCAGGCGCCCCAGAGCGGCGCCACCTCGGTCTTGCCGTCCGGGAGGTGGCTCACGTAGTCGCCGCCGCGCGCCGTCTGAGCAGCGGAGTAGCCGATGGCAGCCTGCAAGTCGGGCGGCATCTTGGGCGTCTTGCTCTGGTCGCCGCCGGCCGCGATCAGCTGCTGCTTGTAGGCCGCCATCGCGTGCGAATAAAACGGGCGCGGGTCGCCGTTCTGGTGGACCTCGGTCCAGGGACGGGGGGTGATGTTCATGCTCAAAAATCCAAACGTTCGGTTGTTAGCTCGTTCCCGCGCTGCGGGATTCAGGTCAGCTCGCTCAGGCCATAGGCGGCGATCAAGCAGGCTTCGCTTTGGTTGTGCGCCTTCACCGGCCGCAGCTGCTCGGCCAGGGCCGGGAACAGCGCGACCGCCTTCTCGCGGCTGGCGTTCTTGTCCGCCTTGCCGCCGTTGGCCGCCTTCTGTTCCTTGGTCTCGGTGAGCTTGAAGTGCTCCTTCCACGCCTGCGGGCGGATGGCCCGAGTCTCGTGGCCGAACACATCCAGGACGCCCTCGACCACGCCGCGCGAGTGCATCAGGCTGCCCTGCGACTGGATCGAGTTGCCGTGCGCGCCGCCGTTGCCCTGCGGGCGCGCCTGCACGTCCTCGTAGACGATCAGCGCCGCCTCGCCCGGGGGCACCAGCTGGCGCAGCAGGGCCAGCAGCTGGTCGCCGCAGATGCGCACGGCCTGCTTGACGCGGGTCTTGGCCTTCTTGCCGGGTACGGGCGCCTTCTTGCTTCTGACCTTGACCACCTTGGCCTCGCCCACCTTGCGCAGCGGCAGGTCGTGCACCTCGGCGCCGCCGTTGTGGTCAACCTTGGCCACGGCGCCCGTTTTCCCGATGTCAATGCCGATGACAACCATTACCACTTGCTCTTTTGGAATTGACGAAACCACGGCTTGTTCTTCGGCGCCTGCAGCGGCTTGGGCCGGTCGCACAGCTCGGTCTGGGGCCACAGCCGGCCATCGGTACGCAGCACCATCCCGCTCGGGCCCACGCTGACCACCACCAGCCGCTGGCTGCCGTTCACGATCACGTCGCCGACCTCATAGGCCACGGCAGCGAAGCGCGTCACGTTGGACGCTTGCGCGAACGCCACACCGAACTTCACGCCGCGCCCCTGAACCACGTTGCCCAGACGGCCCAGGCCGCCAGCGAGGGCAGCGCCCAGCCGATGGCGAAGAAGAAGGCGATGAACAGCGGGCTCGTGTCGCAGCCAAAGGCGCCGCCAGCGCCATCGAACAGGCCGCCCCACCAGCACAGCAACGTCATGCCGACGAACAGCACGATGGTGAGCGCGATCAGCGCCATCGCGCCGATCGACAGGGAGAAGGTGAAGATCACGATGCCGCGCCTCCCTCGGCTTGCCGCGCCCTGGCCAGCTCCTCGCGCACGATCTGGCGCACGTCCTCCTTCGTCAGCATCTGCAGCGGCTCGCACTTCGGCAGCGACGGATCGGGGTTGGCGATGGGGATCGGCAGGCCGCGCGCAGGCACCGAAGGCAGCCAGTTCGGGCGCGGCCGGGAGCGGAACTCCTCGGCGCGCTGGCGCTGCTGGGCGCAGCCGTTGACCATGCACTCGGGGCTGGAGCACAAGCAGGCGATGCCGACGCTCACACCAGCCCCCTGGCCTGCCAGCGCAGCGCGCTGCCCCACAGATCCACCCAAGTGCGCTCAAAGGCGCCCATCAGCCAGTTGACGATCAGCTTCCAGATCACGCGGTCTCCATCTCGGGTTGGGCTTGTTCGGCCGGTTGCTCACCCTGCTGCTCGGCCATGGCGATGGACAGCAGGTACTTGATCTCGATGTCGCGGGCCGCGCCGCGCACGATCGCGGGGCCCGCGCGCTCGCCGGCCAGGATCAGGCACTCCAGCAGCGACTCGACGTTGACCAGCTCGTTCTCGACCTCCTCGGTCAACGGGCCGGCGCGCCGCACGGCGGCATGGATGACACGCAGCGCCTTGGCCGCGCCGAGCTTGGCCACCCGCATGTCGGCGAGCTGCGGCTCGGGCTTCACGCCGGACAGCGGCGCCAGCAGCTTCTGCATCGTCGGCGACGGTTGCGCGCGCAACTGAATGTTGGCCTTGCGTTTCATTGCGCCTCCAGCACGTTGCCCTGGTCGCGGCGCCAGCTGAACTCCTGCAGCGCCCACAGCAGCAGGGCTTGGTTGAAGTCCTCGTGGTCCAGCTGCTGCTCGTGCAGCTCCACCACGTCGGTGAGCACCACCAGCTCCGGGCCGCTGCCGACCCAGGGGATCGGCCGCTCATCGACGGCCTCGCCGCG